AGTTTGGTACTTTTTAGAGTCGAGATATAGCACTTCATATCCGTATCAGGATGTTTCAGTCCCTTGTCGAATTCACCCTTAATTCGGTCAACTCCTCTAAGCCTATTGCCCATATTAAGGAAATGGGGGATTGCTTCTTTGATTTCCTTATCTAGTGCTCCTGGCGATTGCGATGACCCACCACGACAATGAAACCTAATGGCTCGCAATACACGAAGAGGGTCTTCCTCGAATCTATCTTTTGCTTTTCCAACAGTTCTTACTTTCCAAGCTTCCCCCGGACCACCCAAATCAGCCAGTCCTTTGCCAGTTGGATCGAACAGTGTTTTATTCTCGGCATTAGACTTTGTAAGTTCGATGTACATTGCATTGATCGTTAAATCTCTTCGAGAAGCATCTTCTCTGGGATCGTCAACAAAATCTACCTCAGCAGCACCATCGGTGACCTTGGCATCTTTTCTAAATGTGGCGATTTCGAATAATTCTGCATTATCTCCTCTGCCAACTATAGCGGTGATAACAAATGGTTTCTGTTCCTTGCTGCTATCGTATCCAGTGATCTTCCATCGAAGTTCACTGTCATCATCCCAATCGACCTCCATTGCTTTGGGTTTTTCTTCTCCAACATATCTAACGAGTGGCTCGAAGCCGCCCCTCGTGGCACCTCCATGCGTGGAATGGTCCCGGCCTCGAATCTGTCTGGCTTCATGGTCAGCTTTGGTTCCACTTAGTCCCAATTCAGATTGGAATGTATCATATTTCATAGCTGTTTGTGAACTATCCGACGCCTTCCCAGGTCCGACATGTTTGAATCCATGACCACCCAAAATTTGACCGACTTGCTGTGGTGTAGCATTCGTTGCCAAATCGAAGTCGTTAATCGTCTTTCCTTTAAGGAAATCCCGTACTGGGCCACCTACCAAGAAGACGGACTTTTTGGCCATTGTTGTAGGTTTGGTTGTGTCGTCATGTACAATTATTTTGCTACTTTTCAAGAAGGCTTCAATTACGGGCCGCATGGCTGGGGGAGGGATGAATCCTTTTGGTAGTTTAGTTGAGGCAAGTTCTTTTCTCCAATTTTCTTTCTTGGGTTCGCCTTGGCCGTCACGCTTGCCGCCCTTATTGGGATCATCACCCTTGCTGGCACCGACAGCTTCTTTGACAAGCATGAAATCTTTGAATGATTTTTTATCAACCATGTTTTTCCCTCAACCTTATTTATCTTATTGACATGTAGTTTGCAAGTATATTCCTGTTTTATGCCGCCGGTGCTTGTTGTGCTTGTTGTGCTTGTTGTGGTTGTGCTTGGGTTGCGCCCTGGGCCGACTTGTCAATCCACTGCGATGCTCTGCCTGATGACTTTTTCAAACGCAGTTTGACTGTTGAGTTAGTACCATCCGTCCAGACTGTTTCTAACTGCACATGTGTCGGATCGGTATATCTGGGATCAAGTTTGCCAGATTGTATTAATTCTTGTACTGCGGGGTCTTCCAACATTTGTTTTTTTAATGCTTCAATGGCTTCTGGATCGCTCACTGATGTTGCTGGCACGTTAGCGGTAGCTTCAAACCACTCTCCTTCGTCCTTAATACTATCCTTTGGAAAGAATTCAGAAACGGGTGTGGGCTGTGAGGAAGGGTCTTTCCCGTACAGCGCATCTTTAAACACGCTACCAACAGCGCCAACTGTACCACTATACGCTCTTCGTCCCAACGCTTTTGGATCAAGGGGAGCGTCCTGACCGCTGCCAAACTGGGCGGTTGGTCCCCGTGCAACGTTGGTGGCACGAATAATTCCTTTATTCCCTGCAAAAGCAGTCGCAGCCGAAGGGGCAGCTTCTTGAATATTCAACCATTCTCTAAAATTCATATTGATCCTTTATGGTCCTGGTGTAGGAAGTCCCATTTGCCACAATAGATATCCAACTAAAATATACAACAATATATTCATTCCAAAGTTTAGGCCAGTTTTCCATCGGCCTTCTTGTCTTTTATTGTCGCTCTCAATTGTTAGCATTCTCATTTCAAGAGCATGTATCCCTTTAGATATGGCTTCTACATGTGTTGCGATAGCTGCGCCATTTTTTGATTCCAAAACACTAACCCTAGTTCCTAATTCTCTGTGTTGCTCTATGTTCGTATCAAGCTTGTTTTCGAGGTCTCCCTGCGTTTTCATAATGTGCTGTACTCTCTCATCAACCCGTGTCGTTAATTCAAATACAGATTTTATTGATTCCGATACTTGCGTATAGTATTCATCAGCCATATGTGGGTACTTTGCTATATAGAACTCATATAAATAATAACAGGCTTTATCTCTATATATCATATCATGGCGAAAGAAAAAAAAGTCCCTACAGAAAAAGACATAGATGACTTGTTGCCCGATAAAATCGGAAGTGAAACTAATATAATTGATAGCTCCGATCAAAAAGGCGATCTCGTTGATCAAAAATATGAAGAGGGCGATCTAGTTTCTGATTCTATGGTTCTTGGCGTGTACGCCGAAATAATGAATAACGTTCGCAAAGATAGAAAAGAGATTGATGAGGTACTTGGTAAATTTGCCGATATGGTGATAAATGAGGGTGATGCCACCACATCTAGTAAAGAAGCGCTTGTTAATTTACTAAAAATGAAAACAGATCAATCTGATAAGATGACAAAAATTGCCGATCTAATGACGAGAGTCAAATTAAAAGAGAAGGATGCTTCTCGTTTTGTCACCAAACAAGATGGTACGGTGATAAATATTGGCAATACCGGAACTAGCAAAAGAGCTTTGCTAGAACAAATTAATGAAGCAGCCGAAAAAGCAAGGAAAAACAAAAATGACTCATAGACACAATGTAGATGCTTGGCTGGCAGAGCAAGATATACCTGCGGCTGGTGGGCAACCTGATCCGGCTGGCATGCAAGCTCCCGCTGTTGACCCCAATCAGGGGATGGGTGCCGAGGCTCCTGATGGTGATCCAAATGTTGCAAACATGGATCAGCAAAATCAACTGGGTCCGCCAAGTGATGATGTAGAACAAGACCCGGTTGCGCCAGACATGCCTGATGATGAACCAGATATGGATGACTTCGAAGTTTGGAAGAATAGCTATCTCAAAGAATCTATTAAAGGTGATACCAATCAACTTATGGATATGTTGTCACAGGTAAGAGATAAGGAAGACCTCCAACCTTATCAACGAAAGTTTGTAGAAGACAATTGGAATATTCAACTCATTCGCCAAAACGCTAATGTAGAACAGGCTTCAAACGAAATCAGAAAAAACATCAAGGGACAATTAGACAAGAACAACCCTGCCACATCAGTTGTTAACCACATATCTGCCGTTCTAGAAACAATCCCAACTTTAAACAACATCTATATAAAACTAAATGGGTATGCGGGATTAAAAGGAGACCTACATAGAAAATTAATTGCAGCTTTGATTGGTGGAGTACAAGTTGGAAGTGGTGGCAATAATGAGGACGTGATCTTCAACGAACGAGATTATTCCATTCAAATTTCTACGAGATTTAACGCCAGATGGGGCGATGTTATGTTGGGAAATTGGAGCCTAAAAGAAGACGACCCAGAACGATATCTCAAAGAACCAGAATTAAAAAGATTGCGATCTGGCAGCCCAGAGGAAAGAGATGTATTGCGTCGTCGTATAGTTTCGGAATCTATAGCAGAATTATTTGAAACCAGAGCATTTATCATCAATGTTGTTGGCGAAAATGGAACCATTTATACGATGGGGTGGGATTTGGCTGGTTCTTTGCGATCTGCTTATACCGATGGAAAATTAGTAGTAAAAACTAGAGCATCAGATAATTCAGAAGCAATGATCGATGATAATGGAAATATAGTTCCACTTCTAGATTTAAGTATATTGTTTGTAAAAGAAACTGGTGGTCAAAATGAAGACGGCTTACCAGAGACAGAGGAAATTGAGTTTATGGAGCGACGAGATGGCATGTTATTCTTGACGGCAGACATGCATACCATCAATGAAGCTTCAACCGTCTTACAGGGGGCTGTATTCAAGGAAACTCCTTACATGGGCAATCCAAGTGATTTAAAAACTCTAGTTAGATGTGTTTATTCTGCTCATGACCTTTTGATGAGACAGTGCTAATGAGCATACAAGGATTTAATAATTGAGCGGGAAAAGAACACCCAGAACTATTCAAAGATACCCAATATGAGGCGGTAGCATGAGATCATTTGTAGAATTTGTTGATAAGAAAACTAAAGATACTCTAAGACAGCTTGGACTTCTAAAAAGAGTTCTAGAAAAAAATGGAATGACCGTTGCTAACTTTCTAGAAGATGATGATCCACACATTTTCATTAGAGTAAATAAAAAGAACCTCTCGTTCGATGGAGTGCGCATTTATAAAATTGGCGGTGGTCTAGCATATCGAGTTCAAAAAGAAGAAAAGACTCACCCTTATGGTAAAGCATATTCAATTGATGTAGAGGGAATGTATGACGATATGATTTCAGATGAGATGGATGAAGAAAAAGCTGGTAAAGAAGTTATGAAATCGCTTGTTCAAGAAATTAGAAAATTTTTCGACAAGAGTTCTGATGCTGAAAAGGAATTAAGATCAATAGAATTTGATAAGTCATCAAATAAAGACCCGATGGGCAACATAGTAGCAAGAACAACGGGCACAGATTATGCCAATCAAGTACATAATAAAACTACATAATTAGATTCTATGATTAAGCAAAATAAATTAGGAGAATATGGCTCTCTTACCTCAACAACCTCCTATTACAGGGGGAAGAAATAATATAGCGGACACTACCGCTTCGAACTTGTTCACAAACATGTTCAAGCCGAACAGTGAAGTAATTGCTAACCCAAATAAAAGTGCCGGGCAAAACCCATTCATCAAGCAAGGCACGTTGATCTCTTTCAACTATCAATTCTGGGTCAACGACCCTTATCCGGTAGTGATTGTAACTAGAGTTACCCCCGGAAAAAGAGTCAAAGGAATAAACCTAAATTATCTTACCTTTCCTTTTATAAAGAACCTATTGCGCACCAGTTGCTCTAATCCAACTTTTGCTTGGCAAACTATAAAGGGAGATAGATATATAGAGAATGCCTTCCGTAGTTATCGATGGCAAGGCGTCCGACAAGTCAAAACCCTTGACTGTACTTTTCTATTAAATGTAATGGCCACTGTTCGTTCCAACGATCCAAATGAAATGAGAGCAATAAAAGAATCTGTAAGAGAACAAATTAGAAGAGAAGTAAATCCCAAAGCGGAACCAACACCTGAGCAACCCATCGGGATAAGACCACAAACAACACCAACACCAACACAAACACAACCCCCGTCGTCACCACTTAATCAAGGACCGGTGCAACAGCAGCTTCCATTTATGGATGAAAGTTAGTAATGGCAAATAGTCTCTATGACAGTATGGATCGTCTTATCGGCTCAACCGATAACGTCGTAGATGTTGTGCGCTCAATGCTGCAAAGTGATGTTGGTAATGCTCAGGATTATCATAACGCTAATAAAGAATCAGAAAAACGGGACAAAGATCGAGATACAAAATTAGATAAAATAGAGAAACATCTAAACGATCTAGTCAAATTAACAGGTGACCAAAAAGATGATGCTAAAGAATATGCCAATAGCATAATAGCCGCCACTAAAGAAGCTGGTCAAAAAACTGGTGGAGGAACCACCAAGCAAACTAATAAAATTGACTTGGGATCACTAGACCTTTCAAAAATTCAATTGCCTGGAGGCGGCGGCAAAGGATTTGATTCAGCTAGCTTGACCAAGGCCGTTGAAGGTCTCGGCAACGCTGGTGATGAATTTGATAAGGCATTATCCCCACTTTCCCGTGTGGCTTCATCCGGCCTGGATGCCTCACGGAGCATGAATAAGCTTCTTTCAGAATCTATGTCTTACCAAAAACAAATGATGGAAGACATCAGAACGCTTACCGATGCAGCAACAACACCGGGAAGCATCTACACGAAGGATTTAGCAGCGGAGGCAGCCAATAAATCCGTCTCGGCAGGCGGCGGTGGCGGTGGCGGTCCCACTGTTTCCGCAGGGGACATTGATGTTGATGGGAAAGAACTAGGTGAGCAACTGGGTGTCGGAATTGAGGAGGGGGTAGAAAGGTCTACTTCTAAACTAGGTGCAGTTTTAACCGGAACGCTCCTTGGTTTAGCAGGTGGTGGCGACATATTCCAAGACCTATTCGCCGATGCCATTAAAGGTGAACTAGAGTTCATACGTGGCATGAGGGCAATCGCCTTCCAAACCCAAATGATTACTGGAGAAACAGAAACCCTACAAAACGAATTCCAAAAAACTGGCAAAATAGTCGCTGAAACTGGTCAGAACCTGACCACGTTCCAAGTTACGTATATGAAAAATCTAAAACGTGGCATCAAAAGTCAAAAGGAGATGGTTGGTGTAACGAAGGCTAGTCTTAATCTGGCCACCATGATTGGGTCAGACGTTGCACAAACGGCTGATACTTTTGCCGATTGGCACATGCACATGGGCCTGACCGATGGACAAATGGCAGACGTTGGTCGTGGCATTAAAGATGTAGCCATGTGGAGTGGAGTCACTGGAGACAACCTAATGAAGGCTGTTGATGCTTCTTCTAAGTTTGTTGAACAGATGAGGTCTGCCGGTACTCTAACCGCCGTTGCCGCCAAGAATATCATCATGATTCAGGCTACGGCTCAAAAGTTAGGTGTCGGAGAAAGTATACAAGATTTACTTGGTGGCTTAGGTAGTTCAGTTGGGCTTTTGAAAGATGCCAGTAAAGAAACTCAGAGCATAATATTTCTTGCAGCATCTAAAGTTGGAAGAGTTCAAGATGCAATGTATGGAACCGTGCTTCAAACCCGTGCTGGCATAAAAGATATAGCCGAAGGAATGGAGCAAACATTCAAACAGGCAACTGGCTTTGAAATGGGAGAGATCGATCTGATGTCTGCGGAGCAAAAGTTCAGAGCCAATATGGTTCTAGAAAGTGTAACCGGCAAAGGCATTGAAGAGTTTAAACGGATGACCGACACAATGGGCGAAGCCGGAATGGGCTATGCCGAAAGAATGGCGACCATTGATGCAGAGTTATTGACAAATATAACACTCGAAGAACAACGAGCATTAATAATAAAAAAGCAAAACATGGCTTTAAGTGCTGGTCTAGAAATGTCCTCTAAATTATCTGAAGCGGCAAAGGGCGTAGGCACGATTGATGAAGCTGTAGCAAAAATGAGGAAACAAGCGGGAGCAGGATGGCCCGATATAAAAGAAGACCTTATTGCTCTAACAAAAGATATCTCTCCAGGGCTTGCTGGTGGTATCGCAGGAGAAGACCCAAATGCCATTGCTTCAGCGATGGCAATTGCTGCTGCTGATGCACTAAAAGAAGCTGGGGGTGAAGATTATTCACAACAAATTTTAGCTGCTGTTCAAGCAAACGATCTAACTGGGGTACGTGAGCTTCAAGAAAAGATGACTTCTGCTCAGCAGAAGTTAGGTGTTGACCAAGCCACGGGTCTAGACCCTCTCTCTGAAGTGGCACAAGGCGTGAGGGAAATTAATGAATCAATTAGAGGCGTTACCGGTCCTCTTATAGCAGGGATAATGAACATTTTGGGAGTTGCGGGTGTCATCGCTGGCTATCTAGCAATAATGGTCGTAGCATCTGCCGTACACGCCGGTAAAGGTGCCTTGGGCTTGGTGGGGATGGGGTTCATTCAAAGCAAAATGGGTGGCGGCGGCGGAGGTGGCGGTGGTGGTGGTGGCGGCGGTGCTACCGGCGGTGCTCCGAAAGGCCCTGGTAAAGCCTTTGGCTTCCCTAAAGTTGCGAAGATGGATTTCGGTGGAATGATGTCGTCTGGCGCTCAGCTACTTAAAGGAGCCGTTGCTGTAGCTATTATCACAGCCGGTCTAGTTGCCATCGCAATAGGCATTATTGCATTGTCCAAGGGTCTAATGAAGATCACTGGACTATCACCAAAGGAAATTGCCGTCATTGGCGCAACCATCGTTGGGATGGTTGTAGGTATTGGGCTAATAGCTCTGGCAGTGGAGAAGTCTGCTGCTCCATTAATGGCAATGAATGCCCTCAAATCTTTGGCAAAACCCATGTTAACAGGAGCTTTGGTCCTTCTAGTTATTGGAGCGGGAATTGTTGCATTAGCGACTGCTCTTATTTGGATTTCCAGCCAGATCATGGGTATTGCAGGAATGGATGCAGGCACAGCAGGTAAAACTGCTCTTAATATAGCTGTAATAATGATGGCTGCTGGGTTTATTGCTTGGGCCACATTAAATGCGGCGGCTGGTTTGGCAGTTCTAGGTGCTCTTGCGCCGTATGCCACCTGGGCAGTTCCATTCATGCTAACTGGTGCCGCTGCTATTTTACTTATCGCTCCTGCAATTGTGGCATTAGCTATCGCCATAGTGTGGATGAGTAAAAAAATCATGTCAATTGGCGGTATAGATGCGGGCGAAGCAGCTAAAGTTGCCGGAAATGTAGCTGTGATAATGCTTACCGCTGGCTTCATTGCTGTCGCAACTATGGGGGCTGCATGGGGCCTATCGTTACTTGGCGCACAAGCGGGACTTATAGCAGGCTTGGCACCATTAGCTCTTCTGGGAGCCTTAGCCATTATGGTTATTACTCCTGCAATTGTGGCCTTAGCTGTGGCCATAGTGTGGATGAGTAAAAAAATCATGTCAATTGGCGGTATAAATGCGGGCGAAGCAGCTAAAGTTGCTGGAAATGTAGCTGCTGTAATGCTTGCCGCTGGCTTCATTGCTGTCGCAACTATGGGGGCTGCATGGGGCCTATCGTTACTTGGCGCACAAGCGGGACTTATAGCAGGCTTGGCACCACTAGCTCTTCTGGGAGCCTTAGCCATTATGGTTATTACTCCTGCAATTGTGGCCTTAGCTACAGCCATTGTCTGGATATCTGATGCCATTATGGGTGCTGCTGGTGTGGATGCAGCAAGTGCGGCAAAAACAATGGAAGATGTGGCTGCTGTAATGAAGGCCGCTGGTTTTATTGCCATAGCAGCGGGGGCAGCATTCTGGGGGTTGCAACTACTTGGCGCACAAGCACCAATATTCTTTGCGATGGCCCCACTAGCTCTTCTAGGTGCCTTAGCCATTACGGCTATTTCTGCTGGGATTGTGGCCTTAGCTGTGGCCATTGTTTGGATATCTGATGCCATTATGGGTGCTGCTGGTGTGGATGCAGCAAGTGCGGCAAAAACAATGGAAGATGTGGCTGGAATAATGAAGGCCGCTGGTGGCATCGCCTTAGTAGCGGGGGCAGCATTCTGGGGATTAGCACTACTTGGCAAGCAAGCACCAATATTCTTTGCGATGGCCCCAATGGCCCTTCTAGGTGCCTTAGCCATTACGGCTATTTCTGCTGGGATTGTGGCCTTAGCTACAGCCATTGTCTGGATATCTGATGCCATCATGAGTGCTGCTGGTGTGGATGCAGCAAGTGCGGCAAAAACAATGGAAGATGTGGCTGGAGTAATGAAGGCCGCTGGTGGCATCGCCTTAGTAGCGGGGGCAGCATTCTGGGGATTAGCACTACTTGGCGCACAAGCACCATTGTTGTGGGCGATGGCACCACTAGCTCTTCTAGGTGCCGCTGCCATCATAGCCATTTCTGCACCTATTGTTGCACTAGCAGTAGCAATAGTTTGGCTATCACAATCAATTATGTCTGCTGCGGGAATGGATGCAGAAACAGCAGCAAAAGTTGCTGACGATGTATATGGACTAATTAAGGCTGCCGGAAAAATTGCCCTGATGACTATTGCCATGATGCCCATATTAGCGGGCATGTCTGCTGCATGGCTCGTATTGTGGTACATGATTCCTCTAATGGTTTCTGGAGCGGCGGCTATTTTAGCAATTGGGGCACCAGTTATGCTATTTGCCGTTTCTATTGTAAAACTGGGGGAAATGCTCGCTAACTCCGTTGATCCATCGGTAGTAGATAAAGTTGTAGTAGCTCTAGAAGGTGTTGGCAAGATTGTTACCGGCATTGCTGATGCAATGGATGCCATAATAAACAAGATCATCCCATTACAGGCAGAACCTTGGTTTTGGGGTCAGTCGCCACTAAATGAAATAGGCGAGGCGGCAGAACCATTTGCTAAACAATTCATCGGTGTTGCCCGTTTTATACAGATCGGTATTATCGCACCAGTTAAAAAGTATCTCAATATTCCTGAAGGAGTAGCAACCAAACTTGGAAGCAGTCTAAAAGCTGTTGGAAATATTGTCACCGGTATCGCTGACGCAATGGATGCCATAATAAAAAAGATCATCCCATTACAGGCAGAACCTTGGTTTTGGGGTAAATCACCATTACAAGAAATAGGCGCTGCGGCAGTACCATTTGCTAGACAATTTATTCACGTTGCACGTTTTATAAAGATCGGCGTTATCGAACCAGTTAAAACACATCTCAATATTCCTGAAGGAGTGGCAACGGAACTTGGAGATAGTCTAAAAGCTATTGGAAATATTATCACCGGTATCGCTGACGCAATGGAGGCCATAATAAACACGATGGTTCCATTAATCAAGGAACCTTGGTTCTGGGGAAAGTCGCCGTTACAAAAAGTAGGCGCTGCGGCAGTACCATTTGCTGCACAATTTGTTCACGTTGCGAATTTTATAAAGCACGGTGTTATTGAACCAATTAAAACACATCTTGGCGATGTAGGAAATGTAGAATCTATAGGAGCGACGATTGTTGCTGTCGGAGAAATGTTATCGGCCCTTGCCCCAATGATGGATGTGTTAATAGATGTGATCGTTCCGCTTACAGAAGGTGGTTGGTTCTCTGATTCTCCTATAGAAAACATAGTAGATGCGATTCCTGAATTTTCGGAATTCTTTGGAGCTATTGCTGAATTCCTCCAAGATGGAATCATGGCTCCAATCCAAGATAACATGGGAGATGTAGGTGCTGTAAAAGGTGTAGGAGAAACTATAACAGCCTTGGCCTCAATGATCGGTGCAATACCCGGAGTTATGGATGTTTTAATAGACGAGATTGTTCCGCTTACAGAAGGTGGTTGGTTCTCTGATTCTCCTATAGAAAAAATAGCAGGCATCCAAGACGAATTCAAGGAATTCTTCCAGGGAGTTGCTGAATTCTTGCGATACGGCATCGTATCACCTATTCAGACATACTTCCCGGACCCAGGTGCAGTAACGGGTGCAGCCACCACGATTGTCGCTCTTGGACAGATGGTCAGCGTAATTCCAGCCATGATGGATGAGATCATATACGGACTCGTCCCGATTATAAAAGGTGGATGGTTTAGTAAAGCACCGGCAGATCAATTATCCTCTGAGATACGAGACAAGTTTAAAGTGTTCTTTTGGGCTGTGGCTAGGTTCTTAAACGATGGAATCATTGCGCCAATTAGTGACCAATTCCCAGACCCAGGCAAAGTTAGTTCAACAGCCAATATAATCGTTGCTCTTGGAAAAATGGTCAGTGTAATTCCAGGAATGATGGATGATATTATATATGGGCTTATACCCATTGTAGAAGGTAGCGGTTGGTGGTTCAGCAAAGCACCGGCAGATAAACTATCCGCTGAAATACGAGACAAATTCAAGGACTTCTTCTTTGCCGTGGCTGAATTCTTGAGATATGGAATCATCAATCCTGTCCAAGCATTCTTCCCGGACCCAGGTGAAGTTGGCTCAACAGCCGACACAATTGTTGCTCTTGCACGGATGGTTGGCGTAATTCCAGGAATGATGGATGCTATAGTCTGGAACCTTCTCCCGTTAGTAGGTGGAGGGTGGTGGGGGATGTTCGGCGGAAATCCATCAGAGAAGATTCTTGAAAACCTGGACAAGTTTAAATCATTCTTCTGGGCTGTGGCTGAATTCTTGAGATATGGAATCATCAATCCTATTCAGGTTTTCTTCCCGAATCCAGAAGAAGTTACAGCAGCAGCAGCCTCTCTGGCAGGAATGGCATCTGTTGTTGAGATGATACCGCCCTTCTTAGATACCATAACCACTTCAATCTCCTCCTTAATAGATGGTTGGTGGTGGTCTTCGCCTATCGAAAATATGGAAGATGACATTGGAACCTTCTCTAAATATTTCAAATCTATTGCAACTATGTTGGGCGAGGGAATCATTAACCCAATTAAAGCATACTTCCCGAAGCCAGATGAACTTAAAGAAATTGTGCAGCAATTAGCCGGTATGATGGTGGTAGTTGCTATGCTTCCAAAATTCCTATCCATGTTGTCTGAAAAAATGACAGAACTATTGGAAGGAGGTTGGTGGAATAGATTCAAAGAAGGCATAAAGGTAGATATGTTTGCTTCCTATTTCAGGGGAATTGCCGACACTCTCAATTGGGGAATTATACAACCTATACAATTGTTGCCAGAATCATCAGCAATTCAAGAAGCTGCTGCAAGAATAGTCGCTCTTGGTGAGTTAGTCAGCATTATGCCAGGATTTATGTCCTTGTTGTCTGAAAAAATGGAAGAACTATGGGATGGCAATTGGTGGGCAACTGAATGGAAGACAGAACTATTTGGCAATTATTGGGCAGGGCTTGCTAGCGTACTCAATGATGGAATTCTTGAACCGATAAAATTGTTGCCAGAATCAGCAGCAATTCAAGAAGCTGCTGCAAAAATAGAAGCTCTTGCCGATGTAATGGGCAATCTAGCTAGTATGCTCGAAAAACTTGCTATAGTCATGGATCAAATACAGTCTGGTAAATTTGATGACATGGGAGGTGTAGCAGATAAAATCAATGCACTTCTGGCAGAACTGGCAAAGATCAACGTAGGTGCAGGTGCGGGTGCAGGTGGAGGTGGTGCGGGTGCGGCGACTGTTGCTGCTGGAGGCACGTATCAACATGATAGCCGATCACACGGAGAGATACTTGCCGATTTAGAAGCTGGTGCTGGTCCTGGCGATGTGCAAGCAATGAGCGATGCCAGTCCTGTATCCGGGGCTTTCGGGCAGTCTCTAGAAGCGGGAAATGAAGAGCTTAAAAAGACAATTCAATCACCCGGATCACCAGTAAGCAAGGCTGTTGATAAATATGTAGGTCTACTTACAGGTAGCGTGGTAGGCATGGGTGATAAAATTGTATACGGCACAGAAGCAGGCAAGGCAGAAAGAGCAACCGCAAAACAGGCTGTGGAGGCAGAAAGACTAGCCGGTACAATGTCAGCGTCCCTATTCGAAGATGGTGTGGAACAATTTGGCGAAGACTTTAAAGGAGCTTCCGAAAAAGCTGAAGGTAGCATCGTGGAAGACATGGCAGCGGCCAAGAAGTCTATGCTTGGAATTAAGGAAGCAATAGAAGACGCAGCAGGAGTGACAACAAAAGAAGCAGCAAAAGAAGCGGAAGAAAAGGCATTAGAAGGAGTAAAAGCAACAGAAAGTTACAAGGATGCCGAGAAGAGGCTTTTTGGCTCTCAGTTGAATCCAGACGGATCGGTTGGTCCTCCGCTTCCGGGCACTGATAAGCCTACTTTCTCCGAGGATATAACATCGGCTGCTAAACAAATGGAAGAAAAAGGCGTAGGCCCATCACAAAAGGCATCACCGAAGATGGAAGAAGCATTGGCGGGCCTGGGCGATGCCGAAAGATTAAGGATACTTGGTAATAAAAAGGGAGAGGGAGCAAAACTTGATACAACCAATAGAGCGATACTTGATGCCGACCTAGCCCAAGAGGAAGAAAGAAACACAATGGCCGGATTTGACCAATTGCCTCGTGGGAAAGGATATGGGGGGAAGCCAAAGCCAGTAAATCCTTGGACCGAACGAAATGACTACATGAGAGGTGGTGGCCCGGAAGTGTGGACTGATCTGAACGCCAAACTTAGACAAATGTCCGAAGACGGCGCAACCCCGCAGGAGCTTATAGCGTACCAAGAAAAACATGCAGCAGGAATAAGATCAAGACGAGATGAGGTAGAAAGTGGACAGGGGCCACATGGTGGGCCGACACAGGAGTCGATGAATACGGGAATATCACCGACAAGAACAGTCCGCTCCTTCGATCAAGGTGGCGAATTCTTAACTTCTGGCGCAGAACTAATATTGGTTGGAGAAGGAGGAGCAGAAAGAGTTCGTATAGAACCGGCCAACCTCTCAAGTTCCCTTCTCAACCTGCCCTCCATGCTTCGTGATGCCAGTACCGGTAATGCCGGTGGTGCGGCTTCGACTGAAGTAAATCCGGCACCTCTTGCTGATGTACACGAGAGAGTAAAGCAAAAATATGCTACAGAAGGTGGAGCGAACAAGGCTCAAACTGGCGACATGGCCAAGATTGCTGCGGCAGGAGATCGACAATGCCAATTACTCAGTAATTTACACGAAGACAATTTAGAAATGATTAAACTGTTGAAGCCTGCTACTGGTTCGGTTCTAGCAGGCGAATCAACGGGTGGACAAAAACAATCTACTAGGTCTAATACCAAGCCAATAGCCTCTCCAAATTATCACCAATGGAAATTTGGCAAGGCTAATGCGAATGCCAGCAAGCAAGTCATTACGACTGGTAACTAATAAAAATCACTTTCTACCATAAATACAAAGTCTATTCTATTTTAAATACAGGGTAATTATGCCAAGAGGAACAATCCCCGGCGGTGGGCTGATAAACATATCGGATTGCTACATTTTCATTCCGAATTTTGGAAGAATCAGACTGAATAACTTGCCGGAAATATCAGATAGTAAAAGCGCATCATATAACGATGAGCCAATTATTGGAAGATCATTTCCACTAAAGACATATTCGCACTCTGAAAATCGTGTGATTGCCATGCAATTGCATTTCTTTGTAATTAATAGGAATGACATAGCTCTTAATCTTCGCTATTTGCGGGCATTGGAGAGTGCAGTTTATCCAAGGGATCAACAAAGTGGAGCTAATGCACCTTTTGTACCGCCACCAGTTTGCAGGCTTAAATGTGGCAATCTTTTGGCAGATAAAGAAGAAGTATGTTGTGTGTTAAAATCATACTCAGTTAAATTTCCGACTGACGTTGCTTGGGATGAAGATGACTATCTTCCACATAAGTTTGACGTAGACACCAATTGGGAAGTTGTCTACAGAAGTAGCGATTTACCAGGACAAGGCAGAATTATAAGAACAGGTAGATAATGGCAGTACCAGTACAAAAGACTAATTTAAATTCAAGCAAGTTCGTTTCTGGACTTAGTAGATACAAAAATTATCCTATCATATATTGGAGTGAAAAAAATTACCTGACATTTCCAACATATAAGAAAACAGACAACTCCCCCAATGCAGGAGATATGTTTACAGTCATATCACCTGGGCAAGAATACCGACCAGATAAAGTTTCCCAAGAAATGTATGGCACGCCAGACTTGTGGTGGAGAATATTAGAAGCCAATAACATCAAAGATATATTTGAATTCAAGTCTGGATTATCAATAAGACTACCAGGAAATGTGTTCGCATAGGAGTATAACATGGGCAGTGTAGGCGGTTGTTTAGTAGGTTGCGTTAAAGATTATACATGTGGGCAAATCCAGAATGGACAAGATGCTGATGTTCTATCTCCCTTTGTAAGAATATCTTTTGGTAAAGACCCCTCAGACCCGGATATTACTGTTGGAAACCAATCAGCACCAAGATTCGAGCATCATGCTATCATTAAATCATTTGAATCTGGACAATCTACTGGGAATGGAGTGAAAGTAGAGATACTAGATGAAGAAGGAGGAATGTTTCATCTGTTCGCAGATAAAATGTGGAAGTGTATGGATTCAGCCTCGCTCGATTTGAATATGCGATATCAATGGGGATGGGTGTCATCCAATTGCACGGGTGGTAGCGGAATCATAGGAGGTGTTGTGGCTGGTCCCAAGGGTGGTGGATCAGTCAATACGGGAAGGAACCTCGGTACAGCCGATAAACAAGCTCCAGCATTATCCCCCATACTTACATGTATGATGGTGGGAATGAACGTAACTTTTGCCGAAGGAAAAGTCAAGTTCATAATCGACGGCACAGATATGTTGACGCCTGTATTCGTTTCTAGATTTGATGATATTGAAGGAGATGATTCTCAAAAAATGCCTCTCAAACAGGCAATTAGGAATTTGCTCATTAATAAAGAACCTAAAATTAAAGTTAGATTTGTCCGAGTTAACCCCGATGGAACAGAATCAGAATGGCCTTTTAAAGATTTTGGAATGCAAGGACCAGAAGCGGTATGGGATTGTGACGGGCAAAATAAATTAGCAACTATTATGAAATGGTTAGAGCCATTTATGACAGATAGGGATAAGGGGATTACTGCGGTATGGGATGCCGTCTCTAGTGAACTTGTTTTACTAGAAGACCCAGGAGTAGGATGTAATGAATCAGTAGGCTGTGGCAAATCAATTGGAACTTGGATAGTAAATGGTGGAAAATGTAGTCCTGTAATAGATTTTACACCTACCATAAATTGGACAATTGCGATGACTAACACAAGTAGTGAAGGAACCGGTAATGCTGGAGCAGCGGCAACGGGAGCAACTAAAGAAAAAACAAAGAAATGTGATGTTCAGACTAGAGAAACCGGCATAGTCGAAAATATTGCCGTTTCCAGATATGGATGGGAAGCTCATGGTCCAAAAGAGGTTATAAATAAAACAGACGAATCTCAAAATGCTCACGCTCTAGCAGCCGTCAATTCTACCATACAAAGCAAGGAAGCAATAGACGCCGAATTAAGAATTCAAGGTGATCCTAGAAAAGAATTTGCTGTAGCGATGGATCACAAGGCCAAGTTTCTATCTCTTGTTGTAATCAATCCATTTCATCTTTACGGGAAAGTAGGAGGTTATGGTGGTAAATGTGGGGATTGGCTTGCAATACCAGGATGTAACGAAATATTAAGCAACAAGGAATGGTTAATGACGGGGGTAAGTCACCAAATTAAAGAAGGTTCATATACAACAACTATAAAACTAACACTTAAGACACCAGGAGTCACTATCGATGCCGGTCAGCCAATGGGCGGTCCTGGTTCGGGTGGTTATGTACCTCCCAACACATGTTAAACGAGGATAATAAATAATATGCCAACAGATCCATTATTTGAAGCCACCACATGGCCGGGCAAAGTAGAAGTAATAGATTCTAGATTAAAAGCTCTAGAAAACAGATTCTACGAATTAGGCTATGATATGAAGGGAATTGTACAATCTGAAGTAAAACAAAGTTTTGACATAACGCCACAAGCTGAAACACAATTTGGTTTGTTTACCGCACTGGTCATTGACACCATTGATCCTTGGAAACAAAACAGAGTCAGGTTTTTTAGCCCACTTTTTCACAATCCAGATACGCCGGTTAAATCTTTACCTTTTGCATATCCCATTTCCTCAATGGGCGGCATGGATGACTGTGGGCTTAATTGGGTTCCTCCAGCATCCTCTACACTTTGTATTATATTTGAAAACGGGAACAAACAAACACCATTCTATATTGGCACTACTTGGCATAGAGATCGTGGCCCAACTGGCGGGCATAATTGGGGATTTAATATTGACGAGTATTTCAACATTCACGAAGGTCACCGTAGAGGATATTTGGCTGGGCCGAATGATGATTCGCAAGTATTCCCACAGTGGAACACCGAAAACTACAATGGTTTTGATATAGATTCAATAGCAGATTTCGACGACGATCCAGAGGCTCAAAGAAAAATCACCTACCCGAACATATACGGATTTAAAACGCCACAAAAGCACATGTATAAGATGGTAGATGGTGATTACAAGTGTAATCATAAGTGGAAGAGAATAGAAATGCTATCGGCTTGTGGGAACTGGATGTTGATGAAAGACGATCATCTTCATTCTTGTGCAACTTGGGCACATCCAAGTTGTCCATCAGGTGGTTCAGAACATGACTGCCTCGATGAAGATGGAAAACCAATTGAGATGACAGAATGCGAAGGAGAGGTAAGTAATTCCAGCATTCTCGGCGGTCACCCAAGTGACAGTATTAGACATGGGGGCACAACCAACTACAAGAACACTAATACAGGTGGCAACCCCTTCTTTAAACACCAAAATGAATGTAGGCCATATAAAGGGCCAGGAACTCCACAAAACAATAAGTGCGAAGTTCCACAGACTGGAATTCAATTTCTTTCTATCTCCGGTCACTCATTCGTAATGGATGATTCTGTAGAAGAACCAAGTGGCATTCCCGAATGGGAAAGAAGCACTAAAGATTTCGATTTTGGTTGCAATAACAAATATACTGGCAAAACATTCTGGGTATCGTCTACCGGACACAGTATTACAATGAGTGACGTAGAAGAGAAATCGCAACTGCGTGGGGACCAAAACTATATCAAGTTACTAACCGCAACCGGCAATCGGATTGAGTTGAACGATCATACCGTGGGCAAGAAGGATTGCCCAGGATGTCCACCAAACTTAGCAGGACAAAAACGTGGGATCACAATGGAAACCACTAGTCGCCATCACATTATGATGATCGACGAAGACAACGAACAATGCGGCCCATGTCGAATGGAAGGTGGCCAGCCAAAGAACAAGGCAAAAAAAGCATTCATTCGTGTGCGAACGGGTTATGGTTTAGAAATATTGATGAAAGATCAAGACAGTCAAGAAGACACAGTTGCTCAGCATATACAAATATTTTGCCCGCAATATGATAATGAAGAACGTGGGCCACATATCATGAGATTTCAAGAAAGACCTTCTGGGCCTGGATTGGTGTTCTTGAGGGTTGGTGGAGACTATGTGTGTTCAACTTACGACAATCACATTACTATCGTAGGCGATATAGAAGAAAACCCATCTAACAAGATTGTATTGGTAACAGATAACTATATAGAATTAACCGAAAAACTATACATGAACGCTGCTGACTTACACTTTTTCTGTGCCAATAAAGTAATTATTCTTGGTGCAGGTTTAGATTTACCACCCAAATGTGCGAGCAAAAGTGATTGCAATATGTGTTTGTGGCCTGTACTCGTCATGGCTGGTGGGGTTATTAGAGCTAGTGACCGTGTGTTTGCATCTGCATCCCCGGACGCACCTTGTCTTTCGATATTCCAGTTAATGCCATTCCACAAATGTCCGTCAATTCCGTCTTGTTCTGGTGGTCAAAAACATACTTTGAAACAATAGGAGATAAATGGTTGATTTTTTCGGGGCACCATACCCAATAGTTAAAACTGCACGAGGTTTACTCGCCACGCAAACGGGAATAGAGCAAGTTAAAGCTGACTTGCTTCAATTGCTTCTGACCAATCCAGGTGAGAGAGTAATGTTATTGGAGTATGGCACACCTTTACGAGAACTAATATTTGAACCAAATGACACAATTTTAGCTAATCAGGCAAGAGAGATGATAGCCAACTCTATTGCTACATGGGAACCTAGAATAACAATTGAACAGATTGAGGTTTTGGCAGAGGTAGATGAGTCGTCTCTAGATAAATACGATCTACCACAAGATAACCGTGAACACATACTAATGATAAGAATACTATTTTTTGATCCAGAAAATATAGGCGATTTACAAGAACTTAAATTAGAAGTACCACTAGCTGGAACAGCAGGAGCATAAAATGGCAACAAATTGTCCAATTGAAGTATCCCCCTACGATCAATCGGGAATAGTAAAAAACCCCAACATATTCAATCTTAATTACACCAATCAAGATTTCTATTCAATGAAAACCAGATTGGTAGATTTCATTAATGAAAGATTTGGACCTGATGGTACAGTTATACCTAATACATTCAACGATTTTGTGGAGTCTGATTTAGCAATCATGCTGATTGAAAATTGGGCATTCTTAGCAGATACTTTGTCCTTCAAGATGGATCAAATTGTCAATGAGTTATTTATTGATACGGTTACCGAAGTTGAAAATGCTTTCCGATTGTCAAAATTGGTCGGCTTCAAACCACAACCACCCATAGCTGCTCGATCATTATGGAGTGCGACTATTAACAATCCTATATTAACAGACATAACCATTGAAACACCATTGATTGTAGATGTAGTTTCAGGTGGCGACTCAATCACAATAGAGCTATTTCAGGCAGACTCGAATAATATACCAAAATTTGAACAAGATATACTTCTACCTGCGGGATCGATTGTTAATCAAAGTATTGTTGGCTTAGAAGGACGAACATATGAAAGTCTATTCACTGGTACTGGAGAACCTGCACAAAATATTGAGTTGGGTTTCTTCCCAGTAATAGATGGCTCTATCAAGATAGAGGTAGATGGATTCACCTGGACTAAAGTTGATTTTTTCACAGATTCTAAACCCCGTAGAGAATACCGAGTAGAATTTGATTCTGAATATCACGCATATGCTATTTTTGGCAACAATAGAGCCGGTTTAATACCTTCACAAGGTTCTCAAATTCAAGCTACATTTAGAGTGGGCGGCGGTACGGCAGGTAATATTATTACTGGATTTGTAGAAAAACAAAGTCAGATAGTAGTGCCTGGATTATCTTTTAATGTTCCAGTAACGTTTAGAAACTATACAAAAGGAGAGTTTGGGTATAATGGTGATGGCATCGAAGATATTAGAAGAAAATTGCCACTTTGGCTGAGCACCCAAAATAGAGCCGTATCGGGAGAAGACTATAAAATCCTTGCAGACCAATTTACTACACTATATCATGGTCAAATCGGCAAATCTACAGCCATTTTAAGAAACCACGGATGTGCTGCTAACATTATTGATTTATACGTATTGGCCAAAGATGGAGATGATGATCTAGAAGAAGCAGGGAATGAATTAAAAGTTGACCTTAACGACGAACTCAATATTAAAAAAATGCTCACAGATTTTGTGTGTATAAGAAATGGAGAGGTTATTTATGTTGATGTATCCATTGATGTAAATATGGATAAATTTTACAGAAAGTTCGAACCAGAATATACAATTAACATACAAAGAAAAGTGAATGAGTTTTTCTCTCTAAATAATTGGGACTATGGAAAGACTTTAAGAGATACAGACATCATTAAAGAATTATCGGATATCAAGGAAGTAAATGGATATGATATAACATTTGTCACCGATGATGCAGACAATTCTGGCAATATCGTGTCAACTAAATTCTTTGAGATAATTAGACCGGATGACATAGTAATTTCATTCGTATTTGAATAAGGAACCAAGTGGCCACAAAGAATCTTAACGAACATCCCACAATAGCGGATCAAATCATTATTCAGATACTCACGCCAAGTGAGATTATCAGTGGTATCGCATTAGACCCAGATAACTCCATCCAGCCTGAGTGCTTCGATGCTGATCCTTTTAAGGTAGATAGCGTAACCATTTACTACGTAGAAAGAGATTTTGTTGGTCGCAATTCTGGGGAAACGGAAATCACTATCCCCGATTTAAAATTACAGTCTGAACTTGAAGAGGCAAAAGTTGTTGCTTGCAATAGCCCTACAGACAAAAATCTACTTGAAATCCAGAAATTGCATAACGAATTAGAAGCAGCATCAAGTAAAGAAACAATTAAATACAAAGAAGCTAAAGCGGCGGCTATTTTTGGAGATGGCGACACATTCCCAGCTTGGCTATCCACTGATTTAGACAATGCCATTCTTGAACATGTTGCTTTGGATGATGATGGCGCTACTCAGTATGGTCACTTTAATCTAGAGTGGAATCCGGTTGGCATGAGAGAGGGCGATTACTTTGTATGCTGGACTTGGACACCACTTCCAGCAGGAAGTAAATTCTCTGCTCATCAATTTTTCCGTCTCGGTGGAGCCACACAATTAACAACTAGTATACCAACACATTTCACCACGCCAGGAAAATATGACATCTTAATGGATCGTTATCTTCCTGAGATGTATAAGTACGCAATTTCTGATAGCGATTTAACTAAGGAAGTGTTGCACGAGTTTAACAGTTCTATTGGTGATGGATTCGTTGTTTTAGAAGACTTGGCCAATCAAATGGTCGATATAATTGATCCTAACGCAACACATGAATCTCTATTGCAATTATTGGGCAATTTGTTCAACCTAAAACTTAGAACAGATGATCCAACATTGTGGCGGCGACAAATTAAGCGGGCAATGCCTCTTTTCAAACAAAAGGGCACCTTCCCAGGATTAGAATCAGCCATGAATCAAGCCGATATTAAATTGTCTAAATATACAGACTTGTGGCAAGTAATTTCTCCGTACACATATCAAGAACACTTCGATGTAGGAAATGCAGACGATATAGATTTCGTTCTAACCAAGGCAGCACTCCTTCCAGTGGACGTATCTAACTTTGAACTATATCACCGTGGGCCATTGCTAACTAACAATTGGGAGAAATTAGTTGGGCCAACCAATTATATTACACTCAATAATTCTAGTGGCGTAACAACAATGACATGGATAGGCGACCAACTTTCCATAGGTGCCATCACTCTAGAGGAAGACGACTCCATTCGAGTGGTTTATAAAGTGGTTAATGTACCAGGGTCTTCTGAGCAAACCTTGGAAGACTACATCCGCACATTGCCTATTTCAGATCAAAGAGACGAAAGAGATCAATTGTACCCAACAAAAAATTGGAACGTTCGTCTCATAGAAAGTGATGATGCTCTATTTGATTTAATCATTCCCTCTAGACATCCATTTGTTGATAATTTGGTATTCGGGAAGGTTAGGACTGAGTTCCCATATTCTGAGAATGTTTACAATATGGAAGAATACAATGGGAGTAAAAGAGATTCTCTTGATCCTTGCGATATAGACAAAGGTTTCTTAGACCCATGTATGTCTTGTCAAAGTAGCAAGTACAATGTAGATTTAGAAATAGAAGATTTATCTAATTACAGATTAATAGAAGCTCAAGAAATACTTAATGAATTTACTCCATTTCATGCCGTATTACATTCTATTAATATAACAGGAACTCAAACAGATTTCATTCAATCACCCGTAGAATTAATTGAAGCATTGATAGGCATCAATGGAGAAGAAACAACACTCGTTGATCCGCCGCAAACTATATTCAGTAGAACCATGACAAATACCTCGCAAATCAAAAGAGACGAGCTTGCTAATCTGACAACAGTGGTCAGCAGTGCTTCTGGCACGGGGAAGAACAAAATGGTCACATTGCTCTCGCCAGATTTTCACATGGACAGAATTCCCTTAGAGGATGACCCGACCTTAACTTACTTAGAGGTATTGGCCCCCCACACGCACGCAGGGACATATACAATTCAAAATCCATTAAAGAATCACGCAGAAGTTCTTGGTGCAACAGAGCCAATTACACAATCTGAGTTTACATTTAGATTGTCTAATGAGGCCCTCAAGAAAACATCTTCCGATATCTATCAAGATGATTTCTTCGCCTTTGCTGATGACACATTGATTTATAGTAATCTAAATGTTAAAAGTCAGTGGGACGTAGATAATGATCCTACTTATTCTGATGGTCCTTGGCAAGTATCTATATCTGCTTATTCTGACGCATATGACATACTCAAAGTGCTTCCAGATGGAACCTTGATATTAAATGATCCTAGCAAAACACTACCCACCGTGGCAACAACTGGAATTTCTTATGAGTTGTTAGATGATTCTGCTACGGTTATAGAATCAAGCACGGTTGGTGCCTTGGCTGTTAAGAGACGTGGCCGAGTTGACATGGGAACTGCGGGAAGCATACTGGTGAGAGGTACATCGACATCATCCACAGTTGATCTAAGGAATTTAATAAAGTCAGGATATACTTCAGGAGAAACCGGTTCAGATTGGTACGCACTATATAATGGAACTCAATATTTTGTTAATGAATTTGTAGATGGAGAAACACATGAGTTTTACATTGATAACTACACAGTCGGGGACGTAACTGGAGTTACTGTAACTGTATATCAAAGAATTGCAAACAATGAATTAGGATTTTTCCATTTAAAAGGAATACAGCTTATCACGGGAAGCAATCATGAGACTGGATTAGGTATTCTAAATGGTGAAAACGCACCAGCCGATGAAAACGACATTCTAGAAAATGATCTGTTCAAAGAGAATTTTCTTGTTTTAATAGACTCAGAATACTTTGCTATTTCAGATATAGATGGCACAACAATAACTCTAGCAGGACCGCATAATGATTGGAACACCACTGGTACAGCAGTTGATTACGATATCTTCAAATATTCAAAATTCACTGGAACCACAGTTGATCCGCCCACTGGATATAGGTTTGATCCGGTAGCTGACATTCCTGAAAGGATTTATCCACCAATGCCCGGTTATAAATTCGAATTTTTAGATCGGCGAGGAAATGAAGTGATTAAAATAGATACTGAAACAGGTATGTCTATGATGGCTATGGCTAGCCTACTTAATGCAGGAAGCAAAGATCAGATACTAGAAACAGTCGGCCAAGAAGAAAGCATAACATTTTCCGTCGATTGGAAGGATGAATAAATGACCAGCATGAATGAAAACATACAATTAAAAGGCCAAATCGAGGCAGTTATTGAATACAGAGATGGTCGAAAAGAGTATCGATCAACCTGTAATACGGTACTTCGCAATGGTCGAGAAGCGCTTGCTAGTAGTTTGGCCAATGAAATTGGCGATTCTTTTGACTTTTACATTAGCAAGATGCTATTTGGTGATGGTGGCACAAACAGCGGAGTGCCTAAATTCGTTAATTCAGGAAGAAATGGACTCTTTGGCGTTACACGTTCTACCAAGTCCATAATCGCCACTATTGATCCAGCCATACCTTCCCAAGTCATATTTACATCTATACTGGGTTACGATGATGCCAATGGATATTCATTAAACGAAATGGCTCTTCAGATGAACAATGGTGATTTATACAGTATGGCAACATTCGCTGATCTTAACAAAACATCTACAATGCAGATTACATGGAATTGGCGATATTCCTTTGTTTAATCTTCATAACGTACTTATATACAGGCAGAAGGTATCACAGGTGGTCGAGGTTTTCTCCTACCTTTGATAAACACAAAAGGGGCAGGCACCCCAAATTTAATACACAATGAGGAAGATTGGGAATGGTAAATCCCCAAACGAAACAACAACAACCCTTCTGCCAGAGGCACCCTAATGAAAAAGTCTTTTATTGTAACTCGGTATTACGACCCTGATACAAAAACATCACAGAAAGTAATTTTTGTAGATGATGAATTATTTGATTGGGGGATAGAAGAAGAAGCCCTGGAGCAAGCTCGAAAGTTCTCCAAGAACGATGAGGGCATTCAAACCGCTATTCACGGTGACATTCAAAAATACTTCCTCGACAGCCTGTCCGAATTTTTAGGACACACAATTACATTAAAGGAAGTTAATGAAGCCATTGAAAATGGCTTTATAGAATGCAAAAATGATACTAATTGAAGAAACCGATAATAGATTCTATTTAAAAAAATCTGGTTTGAAGGACGCTGGAACAGGCGTTTTCGCAAAAGGATCAATCAAAGCAGGTGAATATTTGGAGGTTATAGGGGTGGCGGTTAAAATCGGATCGCCAGCCGCCAAATGTACCACATGGGCGCAACATTACAAATTTGCCGCCAAAGATAAAAATTTTGATCGACACATCATCCCTCTGGGATATGCGGCAATCATTAACCATACAAGCGACCAAACCCTACAGAATGTAGAGATTAGGTGCTTAAAGAGCATATCTAAGCGCAACACTGCTGCTGGCAACATGGTTTATTATTTTATTCGGGATGTTGAAAAAGATGAAGAAATTCTAGGGAACTATGGAGAGGTGGTGCAGAGCAAGATTGATTGGGTCGAAGAGAATGTGGGTTTCAATCACGAAGAATGGAAAACCTTTTTGTCTCATGACCTATATAACTTAGGAGTGTTGTCCAAACAAATGAACATCTACAAGGAGTCGTAAGATGCCCCAAATAGAACTAATACCAGAAGTCTTGCATCAGGCTATGGACCCGTATCATCACGAATTCGATAACTTGCCACTACGGAACATTTTAACTCGCCAGAGTCTCTTGAACTCTGCTGTCGATATAAATTCCGACATTTTACGGGATTCTGTAGGTACACAAGGAACTCTTTCTAACCGACTCACCCAATCTATCGAAGACAACGGAGACTTAAAACTAATCGCCGTTGACGATGTGATGCACAACATCGCCTATCACACTGATGGTACTATATTGATTAGTAGCATCCCAGTATCTTTCGTTAGAATGAAAGAAGGAGAAAGAGACAAATTAGCTCTAATTGATGATGAAGCAACATCTATAAAGATTCAAGTAGAAACTATTTCTACAACCGTATTATTTGATGATGAAACCGTAAGAGTAGTAGATTCTGATACAGTTACTTGGAGTGTTACTTCTCCCAATATTGTCAAAGCCAATTTAGCGTTCCCCGCAGGTGCGGCACACAAGCATTATTATGATCAAATACCAGTGCATGTAGATATAGGCAGTCCAGACTATACTAATTATAAGGTCACATCCTGGGCAACAGCATTTGTAGATGGCTCTCTACGAGTTACCATAAATGGAATTAGGATAACCAAAACGGAATCTCTGCTCCCCTCGGCTGTATACGTCCCAGGTTCAACCGGACCAAGTAGTACGTGGACCTTAACAGAAATTGACACCAGCGTTCCCGCCAGTGGTACTTTTGCATTAAATAGGGCAATTACCGACGATGATGTAATTCGTATCGATTTTGATACTGATTTTAGCTAAGGCCAAATAAGTGAGAGATAGATACCATATAAATTTTGGGTTTGTCATACTTTCACCGGAACACAATGTTGGATTAGTGCAATCAACAGTGCGATCTATTAGAAATCACTATAATGATTTGCCATATTGTTGTGTAACGGGTAAAGATGCAACCGTCAGCAATATTCGTGAATTAAAGAAAGTCTGTCCTGCCGTATACAAAGGCAAGGAAACAATCACTTCTTTAATAAATCAAGGGATAAAAAAAGGCTGCAAAGAATGGAATTATATCATCATGGAAGGCACCACCATGCGCAGGGACATCGATAAGAGATATAGCACTTTCCTAAAAAACGAAAAAGACATCTTTTTCCCCATAGTCGTTGATTACGACCATCAAATGAGGCCAGTAAATCTACATACTGAATTTACAGACTCAACTTTAAACGGGTTATTCATACATCAGAAAACATTCAAAGAGGTAGGAGACTTTTCTGACAACCCACTGGATGTTTCGAGATTATTTTGGATGATAGAAGCAGTTGAAAAAGGATGTAATTTCAAAGCAATTTTAGGAGCGAAAGTATGCTAGAACGGGACTCTAAAGCAAATCATAAACATACGACCAGCGGTCATCATCTTTGTGTTGATAATTTTCTACCTCACGAAGATACTTGAATAGACCATCCCAACTTCCAAAACGCTTGGTATTAAATCCCCAATACCAAAATGGAACATTATATCTGCCTTCTGGACAAACTAATAAAGTAGGGTTTTTATTATCTACACTATCGATAATCTCGTGATGAGTTCCCGTAGTTGCTATTCCTTTGGGCAAATAAGCTATTAGAAAGTCACTATGACTCACCCATGTCAAGTCTTTCCTGACAAATTTATGAGCAATTCCCTCTAGAGTTTTATCAACTTCAGGTATGATGGCGTCCAAACCACCCGCAATTCCTTCTTCTCTTGCAGCATTTAGAATTTCAGCCCATTGCTGTTTAGGGTCTGAAAACGGGTCTAATAAGTCTACCCCAAATTCCTCGACTAATACCTTTATAGGTATGTCTCTCCAATCATCGTTGGTGCTATGCTCAATAGGGCCACTCAAGTAACATCTTTTTCCCTGTAGAACAGACATATATTACACCTCTCACTCTAATATCTAATAATGAATTGTCTCAGAAAGGAACCAATATGTCAAGTGAATTGTATGCAGAAATAGAAAAACTCCTGACCACTGATGTAGTTGATCGTCACAGTTTTTTCCAATTGAAGTATTTCATTGTGGGTAAAGAACCTACATCGCAATCTAAAATGTGGAGATGCCTGTCAGAATTGAAGTCTAGAAAGTCTGACCTAAACGGCATAAATCTAGAAATAGAGGAAACAAAGGATGTGCTGGAACTTCTAGATATAGAAGAAGGCAGACTAAAGAACTGGAAAAAGAATGATGATGAGTTTTCAGATAAAGAAGCAGAAATCAAAAAAAGACAAATTGCTAGAAAAAGGATTTCTATACAAAAATCGTTGTCTGATTTAGAAAGAAAACTCAAATTCACGGAAGAGGAAGCTTCTTTTTTTCTACAGGCTTTCCATTCTATATCGAAGAAAGAACCACTCAAACCATATGACGACCTAGAATCTCAAAAAGAATATTGGAATGAGAAGTTGTCTCAAGAATTTAATTTGAAGATATTATTACAACATGCGCCAGATACAGAATTAGTTAAGACAATTTTGGCATTAAACGACGACTCAGAGATCAAGAAACAAACCGTACATATACTTAATACCACACAGAAAAAGTTAATACAAAAAAACGATGATGAAATGAAAATGATGATGAATCGGGACAAAGAAATTGGCCCAGAAAACACACAGGAGCAATAATGACAACAAGAGTATCAAGTTTGGATGAGGGCTACGAAGCAGGCGATCTTTCTGTATATCCGCTGGCAATTGATACCAAGAATACCCTCTACAAGGCAACAAACAACGCTGAAACTAAGTTGAAACAGAGTCTTGCTTATAATGGAAAACATATAATTATAGAAGACGCCTCAAATTTTCCATCCGATGGATTGTTGCGAATAGGCCCCGAACCTGGAGAAAGAGAACCAGGACAACATGAATTGATTTATTATGGTAAATGGAACTCTTGGGGATTAACCGATCTGATTAGAGGATTTGCTGGCTCTAAACAAAACTTTTGGCCTGCTGGGAGTCACGCATCTAATGCTGTGTTCGCCGAGCATCATAATGCTGTCAAAGATTCAATTATAAATATAGAAGAACATCTGGGATTAAAAGACTTTCCAGATGAAAATTCTCTAAATGGCATATTGAAGAATATAGAAAACAAGTATCTATCACCAAAGCCAAGTTGGCGATCCTACCCAAGATCAGGACCACCACCATTATCTGTACGATTCCAAAATTTTTCAGGGGGTGATGCAATCAGGTTTCTTTGGGACTTTGGCGACGGTAGTACCTCCATTGAGAAAAATCCTGACCACACCTACATGCAAGAAGGCATTTATACAGTTAAGCTAAATATCATTACTTCTTCAGGTGCTCAGGGGTTTGCTATCAAAAGCAACTATATAACCGTGAATGAAGATGAAAAGATTCCTTTCTTCTATGTTACGCCCGACGATCCTGCGTTACCAAATTATTCCATAGAAACTGCTGCTGCCCAAACAGCGTTGGGCAACCCTAGTAACGTTCAAACTTTCAATTTTGTTGACCAAACCGATGGCGATATAGTTCAAAGATTTTGGATTTTTGATGATGGAACTAATGTCGGGATAACTGATCCAGATATCCACTCCTTCACCCATGATTATGAAAAACCCGGTAATTATGAGCCTTCTTTGCTTATTGTTTTTTCTAGTCAAAAATTAAAGCGTATATTCATGAGAGATGAAATTACTATATTGTAGGGAATATTATGACCATACCGACTTCTAGTAACTACCCCGCATCTTTTGATACTAATACAAATCTGTACGAAGTACACGATTCTCTACGGGTTCGATTGGTAGAAGACTATGATCCCGATGACAAATCTATAACAATTGCAGGAGATACAAGTGATTTCCCCCCTACAGGTCTGATTACACTAACAGAGCAATGTAGCGATATTGACCTACGAGCCATTAGCTTTTTTTATGGATCAAAAACAGAAACCACATTTGACAAACTAGAAAAACTTCCTGAGTTTACGGATGTCATTAAGCCAAAAAGCATAACCAATGTTACTCAAAATGTGATGGCCTTTCATCACAATAGTCTAAAAGATGCTCTTATCGCCATCCAGGAATTTATTGGTGTAGAGGGGACAGTAGACCTTTCTCCTTTAGGTGACACATTAGTTGGCCGAATTGGATTTCTTAGAAAGTTAGTTCTTACTCCCAAAGCATGGTTCACACAAGACAAACGAATTGGATTAACTCCTCTTACGATTGTTTTTACAGATCAGAGTTTTACTCTAGGTGACAATACAGTAACATTCATTTGGGATTTCGGGGATCAGACCACATCCAATATTTCTTTTATTTCTACCATTTCTGCAACGAGTGTTGTGCCAGTAGATGCGGTTAATGTGATTGTAGATGACCTTAATGGTGGCACAATAGAAAAAACATACAACACCCCTGGATTTTTTGATGTTAAGCTAACGGTTAAGAATGAATTTGGAGAGGATACAGTTACCTTTAAAAATCTCATCAATAGTAGAATGGAAGCACCTAATGAGGCCGTCGTCAACTTTATTCCCAGAGCGGGGCAAACAACCACAGCAGGCGATCCAACTGGTGGCCCATTTACTACACCGCCAACAATCCGCTCAACCATAAACACATTCATTGACATGGAAGTTCCAAGTGGTGAAAATCTCACTACTCCAGGTATTTCATATGGCGGTGAAGAGTTAGATGGTAGTGGATCACCACTAGACCCAATTGCCGCATATACATGGTCGCTGGGTGACGATCTCAGTCATAGCAATTCTGCATCTGCTAGAGCTTCGTATAGCGTCGGTGGTATTTATGATTTAAAACTACGTGTTGACTCGCAATTCGGTTCATACAGAATCACGACGTATGAAGATTCCATCAATATTATTGAAAGACACAATCTATTTTTATGGACGACATCTGGAACTTCTGCTACTGCTCATGAATTTGGATTGGTTAGTGAAACATTTCAGACCGTAGGCAATAACACATACACAATTTCTAAAGATAATAGTTTTCTTGATGGCACCAATGGTGAAACAAGAGCCAAAACAGAATTTAACAAAAATACAGGATTCGCCAAAAGAGGAACAACACCTTCCGGTGACCGGGGAACAGCTTTATTGTTCTATGCTGGTGGCGGCACCACTTTAAGCGCAATTGGCGATCAAGAAGCCAAGATGTTTGAATATAATGGATTTGACGACACCTACACAACGGATAGTACAATCACTATTACCCGTCCCTGGAACTGGATATTCCTCGCCTCTTCATCTAATGTGCATTTATTGCTTGGACCCGATCCTGGTTTATTGGCAAACGACAATGCTTCTTACCAACTTTTGCATACTTTGGACATGATTCCAAGTTTGTCACTTTCAAGTAGCACATTAGATGGCAGTAATTATGCCAGTGGTGCAAATGATTTATTACAAAATGTAACGGCTGGGTTTGACGGCGATGGTGAGCCAAATGATGGAAGATATTCCGTTTATCGCACCACTTGGAAGGATTCAACTGGTTATATTGTACGAAACGATGGAGTGGGGTCGTTCTTTAGAATCAAAAGCTTCTACAGAACAGAAGGAACATTAACGGACCAATTACAGTCAATCAAAAAATTACCAGATATAGTAGGTACTACCAAATTAGAAGGAGAACTAGTTACATTAACCAATGGAGTGTTTTTCTTTAGCAACTCAGGAAATATATCGGCATATAATGATACGAGCGGCACTTGGGAGACAGGTGGCCCAAGTGCAAGCTCTGCTACATTTAGATCGGTTCAAGATACAACTACATCGGGATTTGACGATCAAACAAACACACTATTGGCCACTTCTGATGAAGATCGTATCGCTTATCTTAGCTATGACTATAGTAGCAATGCTCTTATTAAATACAACGGAACCGATTCATCATTTACAAATGTTGGCACAAGGCCAAGCGGGAGCCAATGGATTATGGGTATCTACTAATGAAGCCGCAGGATCGGCTTTACATTGACCGTGGCTTCCAAACAATGAATGCTTGTGAGTCACGGATGATTATAACGGAGACTTCAAAGAAAAGGGCTAAATAAGGAGAGGAAACTATTTAGGAAAAAATATGGCAGTTGGATTCCCACCAGTTCCGGTATACCCGAAAGCTACAGACTCGGATTATACACTTTTTTTAGTGCATAATACATCTGAGGCAAAGCTAGCGTCTATAAACTATCCTTGGGCAGAAGAAATAGAAATTGAGCCTGTTGATGATAGCGACACTGAACAATGGGGCGAAAATGGATTTGCAAATATCGCTGGAGAATTATTTTACTACGATGCTGTAGAGAAGGATTCTAATGGAAAAATATTTAAGTTAAAAAGATGCGCTAGAAACCTGGGCGGGAGCAAGACCAAATATAACGAAGTTGGGACTATGGTTCGTGGCTTCGTTATTGCCGAACATCATGACCAATTGGTAGATGTTGTCATACAAATTGAACAATTTGTAGGAGCTATTTGTGATGTGGTCAATATCGGGGAAGTCGGCGTTATTAAAGACAGTTTAGATTGCAAAATCAGGCTTCTTGACCTAGAACCAGATTGTGTTGATGATTACTGCCCGGATGTAGAGTTTAGATTTGATATTGATGAAGAAGCAACCAATAATTGTGAGGGCACGGTTACCTTTTTTGCAGTTACTATTGCTGGTCAATTCGATGGATTTAGAATTGACTTTGGCGATGGAACTTTTACCACCTCAGATCAAACTGGAACAAAAACATTTCCGCCAAATGCAACTATCGATCCCGTTGTAACCGTCAACAGCAGTGAGTGCCAGATTGTTCAAACACCAATTGAAAGAACGAATCCAGAAGAACCACCGCCCACGCCCGAAGATGTGCCATTTGAAATACCAATTCCAGAAATTCCAGATTTTCCGAATATTGTGATTCCTTCATTTGAACCACCGGATAATGAGCTTACATTGCCTCCAATTGTGTTTCCGTGTTTAGATGTTGGGCCATTGGGTCCTATAAATATACCCTCAATAATTATTATTGAACCACCAATTGATTTACCAAGTGTAATAATTATTACTGAAGTAAATATACCGAGCTTGATTTCGATTACTCCAATAAATATACCGAGCGTAATTTCGATTATCGGCTTCAACGTACCATCAATTTCGCCGATTGCATTTGGGCCTGCCCCTTCGTTCTCGCCGATTTCATTTGGGCCTGCCCCTTCGTTCTCGCCGATTGCATTTGGGCCTGCCCCTTCGTTCTCGCCGATTGCATTTGGGCCTGCCCCTTCGTTCTCGCCAATTAGTTTTGATGTCGGCGTTAGCGTCACCATTGACATTCCATCGAACATAATTACTGAAATTCCATCTATCATCATTGTGATAGATGAAATTCCATCTATCATCATAGTGGAAGATGACATCCCATCTATCATCACTGTGGAAGCCGACATTCCATCTGTCATCACTGTGGAAGTTGACATTCCATCTGTCATTAACGTGGTCGATGACATCCCATCTATCATCATTGTGCAAGCCGACATTCCATCTGTCATTAACGTGGACGTTGACATTCCAACGATCATTGTCGTGACAGATGACATCCCAACGATCATCACGGTATACGATGACATTCCAACGACCATTTACGTGTACGATGACATTCCAACTGTCATTTACGTGTACGATGACATTCCAACTGTCATCTCGGTATACGATGACATCCCAACGACCATTTACGTGTCCGATGACATTCCAACGACCATCTCGGTGACAGATGACATCCCAACGACCATCTCGGTGGTAGGTGAAATTCCATCGACCATCACGATAGAAGGTGAAATTCCATCGACCATCACGCTAGAAGGTGACATTCCATCGACCATCTCAATTGATGGCAGCATTCCATCGACCATCACTGTACAGGATGACATCCCACCGGTCATCGTTGTGACTGACTCCATTCCATCGACCATCATTGTAACTGGCGATGTTTCCGTTCCATCTATCATTAACGTGCTCGATGACATCCCAACGACCATCACGGTGTACGATGACATTCCAACGTCCATCTCGGTGTCCGATGACATTCCACCGATCATCAGTGTACAGGATGACATTCCAACTGTCATCTCAGTTGAGGGATGTGACTTTCCATCGATCATCACGGTTTCTGGAGATGCCACTTGCCCATCGATCATCGAGGTAACCGATGATATCCCAACGATCATCAATGTAAACGATTCCATCCCATCGGAAATTAATATAATATGTGACAGTGATTGTCTTCCATCAACCATCGAGGTTAATTTTAATGGAGTGTGCTGCTCGGAGATTTATGTGCTCGATGACATCCCATCTATCATCACTGTGACAGATGACATCCCAACGATCATCACGGTGATAGATACCATCCCAACGACCATCACGGTGTACGATGACATTCCATCGGCCATCAACGTGTACGATAATATACCGACCACGATTAGCGTGACCGACAATCTACCGACCACGATTAGCGTGACCGATGATCTGCCAACCACCATCAGCGTGACTTGGGACAGTCCGCCATCATTAGTCGTAACCTGGGACTCGCCCCCAACGGTTTCATGTGTAGTGACAGTTGAGTGCCCAGGTTCAAGTTCAACACCATTGATGGCATTAAGGAATGGCTCGCCATTTGATGACAATTTTGCAGATTCTTTTGGTGATGAAATGATAGCGGTTGAGACGGGAGACATAGGAATCCCATCTGAAATCAAGGTCATTGCACCAAAAATACCGGATATAAAAGTAATACACGACATCCCAGTAAGCATCAATTTAGAAGTTCCATATATTCCAGATGTAAAGTTGGTTGGCGATAACATCCCCACCGAGATCACAGTAATTAGTGATAATGTTATCCCAGAAATCATTTCTTTGGTACATGATTTACCAGAGGTTATTAAATTAGAATCCAACCTGCCAGAAGCGATTCGACTTATCGTACCGGAAACAATGCCTTCTAGTATTGTTCTAGATGGCTCGGAAATTCCATCTACAATTCAAGTGATTGGCATCCCTGAATCCATCGAGCTAAAGGGTTCGTTACCTAGTGAAATCATAATTAAAGCTCCAGAAAATTTAGAGGTTCCACTCGTCTACAAGGGCGGACCCGTACCTATAGAATTTACAACACAAAATATCACAAGTGCCGACGATGGAAAAGGGCCTTGTTTCCGTTTTGTACCTTGCGACTAATGAGAATAAAAAAACACTCTAATAAAAACGAGTATATCCTCACAGAAGATAATATCTGGGTGAGGAATCTGTACAACAGACATGCGCCCATATTTGACATAAATCAATTAGGTAAGAAGGATTACCAATTGCTTTTGTCCAATGAGTTATTAAACAAGAATGAAAGATACCAAAATATAGACACCGAAGAAGTACATCACCCATACGCAGTAATTGTATCGGATGGATATGATTTCAATAATAAGCAAGAAATGTTAGCCAAGTTGCCAAAGAATGTATCCATCATTGCAACTAATGGAGCACTAGCAGGGTGGCGTCTTGTGGGGGACAATTGCCCCAATGACTTATTGAGAAGAATAGACTATTTTGTTGTAAACAATCCATATGAAGAATGCATGATTTACCTACCAAGAAGTCATCAATATTTCCCAGGATGCATTGCTTCTACTAGGACAAACCCACAATTTTTAGAAGAATATCGTGGTAGCAAATTTATTTATATTCCGGCTATGGGAGAAAACTACTCTGGTCCAAAATTAGATTGCAACTACAAAATAGATGATTATCGAAACCCAATCTGTGCTTCCATTGGGCTAGCTTGCAGATTCGGAATTCAGAAACTTTTAATGTTTTGCTGTGATGATTCATTTGCCGATGAAAGGCCATCAGCCATTCATTTGGAAAATAATTTATGGGCTTATGAACAGCAATTGTTATCGCACAACATTATTGACGGATATTTATACTGGCTCAAAAAAGCAAAAGTTAAACTAGGAGACCATTCCAGTGGTCCAAAGTTAAAAAATGCTACATATATAGAGACAGTAGAAGATATGCTAGAGTTTTTTGAGGAATAAGATGAGCAGTAAACCAACATTCTCTTTTGATGATTTTAGGAAGTGGATGAAAGATCAAGACGACCAAGGCGGCCCACATATTGATCGCCCAAAAAAAAGCCTTATCGGAACAGTTATAGAGTGTAAAGTTAGTCTCAAAAATCTAATCAGCAAAATGGACCTAGATGAAGGAGACTCACATGAGGTTGCCTACGATTTCCATGAAAATGGAGGAACCATTACCCAAGTTGACGGCAAGAATTTCTTGGTGGAAGTAGATTCTGGGTCATTTTACATTCGACGAGTCTATGTTCGTAGAAGTTAACTCTTCTTTCTTAACATCGAGTAGATATCTTTTATCTTTTTAACATTAGCTTCTTGCGGGCCATTTTCTTCGTCTGCTTCAAAATAAACTTTCAGAGAATCATGATCTCGATGAGCAGGCATAGAGTGAGTAGGCAAATTAGTATAGCCTCTATCTCTCAATGCGGCCTTTAGAGATTTGAAATTATCAGCACCCTCCAGCCAAGGCTCCCATAACATTCTATTGTCATATATGGTTTTAGATATACTTGCTTCAATTACAGGGGACAAACTGAGATCGGATATGTCTTGTATTCTGGTGGCTGGGATATTTTTGTCCTTGCCAGGGAAAATACTAATTACTCTGATCCCCTTCTTGTCCCTCTTCCCCAGATATAGATACAGGCTCTTGTGCGCCATATAGCTCCTTAAAGAATTCTTCCAATACTATCATAGTGTAGATGTCCCTAGAGCCAAATTGGTCCACAAAGGAATTAAATGTTTTGTATCCTTGAATAGTTTTTTCTTTAGATGGTTGTTTCATGACAGTACCTTTCCCAGAATACGCAAAGATCAAAAACAAGTATTGCTTGTGTTATTTCGGCCCAAATAGGGATTATGTAAAACAACTAAAGTATGTACGTCCCTTAATGGAAAAAGAATTACCTGGAACTCTGATTTACCTCTGTTGCCGGGATGACTTATTTAACATTTTTGAGGGCGAGGATTACACCTTGCCAATGTCGGAAATTCAGGAACGAAAAAAAGAATTTGCTTATATACGGGAACTAACATACAACATGGAAGACCATCCAATTTTGGCTTTTCTGGAGGAATCTAAAATAAACTTGCCCAACAGCTATATGAAGTTTTTCCAATAGATGACCAAAATCAAATGATTAATTCTATATATCCTTGAAGACAAAGGCCAAATAGACACGTCCTCAAGGAGAAACATAATGAGCGTATTTCAAGTAAATCTAAACAACGTAGAGCAAGGGCTTCTAGACAAGCACCCTACAACTGGTGTTCAAAATGCCATATCGTCGCAGCGAAATGTGTATGTCATGGGTCCGAATCATATCAATCGTCTACTGAGCGACGGCGAACAATTCACAGACTGCAACTATTGGAAGCGATTTGCATATCCACAAGTTTCACTAGCAGAAGCTATTGTAAATGTCATAACTGATGACGGTAGCGTATACAGCGATGTTGAGTCGGAAAATACGTATCCGAAGGTATACGACATCACTGCTACTGCTGGGACCACATATGCAGCCAACCAAGCAGACATTCTTGGTGACACTAGTGGACACGCTGTGTTCGCACAAATTACCAATACTACTGCTTCTGGTTCTCTGAAGGTAAAACTAAACGGAATAGCAGATGGTATCTTCGACCTAGGATTTGGCGAGACTCAGGTATTTAACTCTGGCGATCTTTCGATTAGCATGATCGAAATCGACAACAGTACATCGGGCAACCCGACAAGCACTGTTCAAATCATCGTTTCTGTTCGCTCTATATGCAACAGTTAAGTTGTTTCTGACGAAATAAAAAAAACCCCGCCCTCACGGGCGGGGTTTTTTGTTTCTACAGTTCTATATATTATTGAAGACAAAGGCCAGAGAGATATATCCCTCAAGGAGAACATAATGAGCGTATTTCAAGTAAATCTAAACAACACGGGGCAGGGGCTTCTTGACCAAGTTCATCAGACCACATCAGTACAGAGAACTATCTATGCTATGGGTCCGGGTGGCGTAAGTCGCAAGCTAACAGACGGAGAACAATTCACAGATTGCAACTATTGGAAGCGATTTGCATATCCACAAGTTTCACTAGAAGATGCTATTGTAGATGTGGTAACTGATGATGGCAGCGTATACAGCGATCTTGCTGTGGAAAATACATTTCCTAAAGTATACGATGTTACCGTAGACGCCAGTAGTACATATACATTGGCGACCAACATAGTAGATATTCTTGGTGACACTGGTGGACACGCTGTGTTCGCACAAATTACCAATACTACTGTCGCCGCTTCCGACAAGAACGTAAAAGTTAAATTAAACGGATTGGCAGATAGTATTTTCGATCTAGCCAGTGGTGACACCCAGGTATTCAATGCTGGTGAACTAGCGATCACTCTAATTGAATTCGCAGATAATGGGTCCGAAGAACAAACCATTCAGATCGTTCTTTCAGTTCGCTCTTTGTGCGCTAGCTAACCCAAGTTTGTTTATAATGACATAAATGAACCCCGCCCTCACGGGCGGGGTTTTATTTATTCGCACTTCTTTAAAAGGGTGGCTAACCCCTGTCCCATTCCTACGCACATTGTAGAAATCCCTAAACTTTTTTCTTCTTCATGCATTAAATGAAATAAAGTGGTAGTTATTCTTGCCCCAGAGCATCCTAATGGGTGGCCTAACGCTATCGCTCCTCCCTTAAGATTAACCTTAGTATCAATTTCATTTATCAAATCTAAACCATCTAAACAAGCTAATACCTGTATTGAAAAAGCTTCATTTAATTCTATCAATTCTATATCTTCAAGATTATAATTTTCTCCGCTAATATCAGGCACAGATTTTGATAAAAGCTCTGTGACGGCTGAAATGGGAGCTAAACCCATCACAGATGGGGATACTCCTGTTTTAGAAAAACCTTTTATTTCTATTAATCTGTCCTTAGAAAAACCTTTTTCTAAAGCAAGTTCTTTTTCCATAATCAATAAGGCAGCAGCCCCATCTGAAATTGCTGACGAATTTCCTGCTGTCACTGTTCCTTGGGGGTTGAAAACAGGATTAAGATTGCCTAATTGGTCTATACTTGTATTATTTCTTACTGGTTCGTCTACCTCAGCGTTGATATAAGCCCCTGAGACGCTGTGTGCGGGCGTCGGGACGGTTTCGCTGCTCCAATTAGCTTGTGAGGCCAATACGTGCGATCTAAGGGCAAATTCATCTTGTTCCCTTCTGCTTATTCCGGTGACAACAGACAGATACTCCGCAGTATATCCCATTACTTGAGATGCCCTTGATGATGTCAAACAATATTCAGGATTTTCGTCATATTCGCAATCCATAGGGATATGTCCCATATGTTCAATTCCACCACACACATAACAATTACCCTCTCCAATCATTATTTGTCGAGCGGCGTCATTTATTGCTTCTAAAGAAGAACCACATAACAAATTAATTGTCTTTGCGGTTGTTTCAACAGGCAGTTCTGCCCCTAAAGAAGCAAATCTGGCTATATTAAATCCTTGTTCCTTTTGTTGATTTACACAACCAAAAATAACTTCATTAACATCGCTTTTAGATATGTTTTCGTTTCTTTCAAAAATTGAATTGATTACATGTGTGCTAAGTTTTTCAGCACGTATATTTCTATAAATTCCATTTTTAGATTTGCCCATAGGGGTTCTAACGGCATCTACAATTACTGGTATTTTCATTAAACAAGTCCCTCTTTATAAGGTGGATATCCGGTTCCAAATATCATTGCCATGTTTATCTCATAAGGCTCGTCAACTATTTTTTCGTCTAATATCATCTTCGCTTCTTTTTTCATGACCGACATTAATCTTTCTTCCACATCTACAGGAGCCGGGCGGACCTGCCCAGAGTCAGAAAATTTTCCTTTTCTTTTTGTACCTTTCCAACTATAAAATCCCGCACCTGTTTTTTGTCCTAGGGTGTTGTTTTCATAAAGTTGTTTGCAAAAACTGTCTTCTGGGCTTTTGATATAATCGTATTCTTCAACCATGCTATTAGAGGCATGTACCATTACATCAATTCCAACGAGGTCGGACAATTCCGCCGGACCCATTGGCCATCCAAAATCTTTCATTACTTTGTCTATATGTTCAAAGTCTATCCCCGAAGAGATCATATGATCGAATTCAACTAGGTAAGGCATTAGCACTCTATTCACAACAAATCCTGCACAGTCGTTGCATACTAGAGGGGTCTTGCCCATTGCTATCGCCAGAGAACATAATATTCCCACTGTCCCGTCGCTGGTATCTTTCCCTTTTACAATTTCTACAAGTGGCATTTTTGAAACAGGGTTAAAGAAATGCATGCCGCCAACCCTAGTTGCATTAAGTCCTTCTTTCAAATCATCTATTTTAAATGTAGAAGTATTTGTTGCAAAAACAGTTTCTTCCGTTGCGTAAGAAGCGGATTCACGAAGAACTCTTTTCTTTAGATTTATATCTTCGGGGACTGCTTCAATAACCACATCGGCATTGCGGACAGCTTCTTCCAAATTGGTAGTTTCTTCAATTAAGTCCATTACTCTGCTGCATTCATTTATTGTGATATACCCCTTGCTAACTTTGCTCATTAAGTAATCACGATTAGACTTTGTGGATTTTTCAATTTGACTGTCGTCTGGATCGTAAAGAGAAACTTTGATATTTGCTTTATTGGCGATTCCAAAAGCAATTCCACCTCCCATTACACCTGCCCCCAACACGGCTACTTTATTAATAGAAGAAGCCGATCTTGCATATGAAGCAGCCTTGGATTTTAGTTTTCTTTCACCAAAGAATATGTTGATGAGATTTCTAGAAACATCTGTTTTTGATAATTCGACAAAGGCTGTTTGTTCGTAAGTTAAAGCTTCATCTCTTTCCATTTTTCTACAAGTTTCTATTACTTCTAATGCTTTAATAGGTGCGGGGTAATTGCTCCCCGCCTTTTTAGAAACTGTTACTTTGGCAAATTTAAAAGTCATCATCGCTTCAATCATGCCAAGTTTGATTGGGCTGGTTTTTTTATTTCTTCTTTTTTCTATTTCATTTCTTAACCCCTCAATTGTTTCAATAGCCACTTCTTCAAAGTTTGCATCTTTTTCTGCAATTGCATCAACAAGTCCCATTTTCAAAGCTTCTTTTGCTCTTAAAGTTCTTCCTGAACAAATAAGATCAATTGCATTATCTGCACCAATGAGTCTTGGAAGTCTAGTAGTTCCTCCCCACGCCGGGAGTATTCCTAATTTGACTTCAGGGAGAGCAACCTGTGCTTGAGGTTCAGCCATTCGTCCCGAACATGCTAAGGCTATTTCAAGTCCTCCTCCCATTGCTGTTCCATTTATCCAAGCCAAAGTGGGGATCGGCATGTCTTCAATTTTATTGAATACTTCTTGTCCTGACTTCACCACCTCTATTATTGCATCGTCGCTTTCTTGGCTCACAGCGACTAATTCTTTTACATCTGCTCCAGCGATGAATGAAGTTTTTCTACTTGCAAATACAATCCCTTTGTGATCTGCGTTTATGTTTCCCAATATATCATTGAGTTCGTCCATAGAACTTCGATCAAACGTATTAACGCTTTTTCCTGGTGAGTTAAAATATACAAATAAGATTCCATCTTTGATCTCAGTTTCAAAATTTTTATAACCCATTTTTTGTCCTTATTGTTTGTAGTTCATTAATATTGTGCCTAAAGTTGATTTTGGTCCCAAGTTGGAACAAACAAAGTCTTCATCGCTAAGCTTCTCGCCAAGTTTGACTGATTTTCTTATTTGATGGTCATTAGGATGCTTTCCGAGTATCTCATTTTTTAAATTGTCACAAGCAACATCAGCGATTTGCTCAGTGATTTCATCATAATGTGTTGCTGTGTATCCTAATGTTGCCAACATGGTAATTAAATTTTGTATCTTATTAGACAAGAGCGACATCCTACATTGTTTATCCGCTAAACGAAGTTGGTATCTTCTCATTAATGAGCTTATTTCAGATGCAACCTTTTGTAGATTCTTAATTGCAAAGTCGGCATGGTTTTTAAGTTGTGGCGGGAAAGATTGATCATCAAATAATGTGGCAGATTTAGGGTATAACTTTTCTTTAAAAAGCCACTTAGCATAAGGCAAAAACACTTTGTAATTTTTAATCACATCAATAGGAGACGGCTTCTTAATGCCAGCTTCCATCATTGCTTTGCCAATAGGTTCAAAATATTTAACTCCATGCTCTTTCACCAGCGATTTGAAAAATGCCATGTTTAGCATATCGCCCTCGCCCTCATAAATCAATGGAGCTAAAAACTCATGAATATTATCTCCTATTAAGTGTCCATGTAAAAATGAACGGCCACCATGTGTTTTCATGCACAGATCAATTGCTGATTCTTTTTGTTTCTCTGATCCAAACGTTTTAGCAACAATGCATTCCAACTCGCCTCTGTACCCTTGGTCTATAAGAGAAGAACACCAGTTTACAAGAGAATTAGAAGATAAAATATATCCGGCTAATTTGGCGATCCTATTTTGAACTAGTTCTCTTTTAGCGATAGGTTGTCCATAGGTGATTCGGAAATTGGACCAAGGCAACATAGACCACAACATTACGTTCATACATCCGGCTGCATTTGCGCATAGTGCAATCCGCCCCAGGTTCAATCCGTGATAGGCAATGGTAAGCCCATTGCCTTTATTCGGTTTGATTAAATTTTCCTTTGGAACTTTGAAATTTTTAAAGACAAGACCATTATTGTTCAATCTAGACAAAGCATAAAGACCATACGTTTTTAATTGAAAATGGGCGCTTTCTTTTTCAGGCAAGTCTACTATTAGCACTTGTGGTTCATTGTCTATAAGACAAACAAGAGAAATCAATCTTCCACATATGGCATTTGTTATAAATAGTTTTTCTCCATTTACGACATAATGATCTCCCTCAAGAGTTGCTGTAGTTTTTAGAGCCGTCATATCAGAACCGGCCCAAGGTTCTGTGAGAGCAAAAGCCGATAGCTTTTCCCCTGAAGCGAGAAGAGGAAGCCATTTTTCTTTTTGATCTTTGTCCCCAAAAGTTTTAATCGGATCGACTGCGCCAATGCACCCATGCACAGAAGCTAGTCCAGCCACACTTGGTTCCAACATTGCCATTTTAGATAAAAATGGAGCAAATCTAGAAAAGGAAATAGCTGGTTTTTCAACTATCCCCTTGATAGATCGTGTTGCCTGAACTGGAGCAATAGGAACTAAAAGGCCAAAATATCCTGCTTTAGATAAATCATTCAATAAATCTTTGCTTAATTTACCAGTTTCAGAATCATAAAGTGTGTCATTAATTTTATGATCGTTAAGTACCTCGTAACAATCTTTTGTAATTTGTAATTCTTCTTGAAAAGAGAAATTGAAAAACTCTTTGATGGGAAACTCTCTGTCCCACACTGCACGGTGTACTGGGCTGTGAGAGGTTTTGTACTTTTCCTTAAACAAGTTGTCTACTTGATCATCCGCTGTATCAACTTTGCCTATGCTTTTAGACTCTTCTTTAGTTTTTCCGCTTAACTCCATTGCGGTTTCAGCAAAAGATTTATTACTCATGAATTAAGGCCCTCTTAAAGAAACTAACAAATATAAGATAGTTTTATGTCGTTATCAATTTGATAAATTTTTTGTCAACATGGAACTAAATGGGATATTTTCTTTTATTATGATTCTATCTTATAACATGGCACGCATTATACGCAAACGTGACCCAATAAAAAAGCCTCTTTCTGTAAGAGAATTTCACGAGAAGAAGAACAAAATTCTAATCTTGCGTGAAACAGGAGGGCTGGGGGATATCTTACTGCATCGGCATATATTCGAAGACTTCAAGCGGGTCATGCCAGATGTAGAGGTGGTATTCGCTTGTCCAACCAAATACCACGAGGCCGTTGCAGATCATCCTTACGTCAATGAGGTAGTTGATTCCCGAACCGTGAAATATCACGACTACATTGCACATTACAATACCACTAGTGCATGTACTCGACACGAGATGAGACATGTTCCGATGTCGAACAAAAACCGAAGCGACATTTGGGCAAATCACTGTGGCGTTCTGCTTACTAGACACAACATGCATATCACTCTTGATGAAGAGACTATAAAATTTGGGAAAAAGAAGCTACAGGAGGCTGGACATCGTGGCGATAGGCCATCTGTGATAATTAACCCCATATCAGCTATGTTGACAAAAGACCTTCAGGATTGGCAAATAGAAGGATTAATTGACGGCTTGCGAGAAAGGGGGATGTTTGTTATGGCCCTACACTTGTCCCCCATTGATGGCCTGCCATCTAATGTCCCTCAATTATATGGAATTAGAATAAAAGAATGGATGGGGGTATTAAATGCAGCAGATTATATCATTAGTGTTGATTCTGCTGCCTTTCACTTTGCGGGTGGAATTGGCAAGCCTTTGACGGGCATTTTCACTTTCGCAGACGGTAAGGTATACGGTCGTCATTATGATTTCGTTCTAGTACAAAAACATAGAGATGATGGCAATTGGGAATGTGGGCCTTGTTATAACTGGCCAATGTGTCCGAAAGAAACCAAGAGTCCAATAAAACCCTGCTGTACAGAAATAACAATTCAAATGATGCTGGATGGCGTAGATAAAATGATAGAGAAGTGGCCGTGGAAAACCAGTTAATCACAATGAACCGCATGGATCATATTGGGGCATACCTCTCAGACAGTCTGTCGTCCTTCAGGGACACGTAATTGGTTCACCAGAGGAGAATAGCCAGATTATGATTAAACGTCTCTAGAATGGCTCTCAGGGCTTTGCGGGTACAATAACTAATACACTAATGTCTTCATTTTTACCATTAGGATAACTCTATATAAGAAGAAGGAAAAATTCAATATGCCAAATCTAATTAGACCAGGATCAACAAAAGTTATTACCAGGAACGGCGAAGTTGAACTTTACGTCGTCTTGGATTTGAATGTTAATCTTAACACAGATGGCTTGCAATTATCTACTACTGCTGCAAAGGCACGCCAGGAGCAAGAAGAAGAGGATGAGGATAATGATAAGGTGAATTGGGCTATTCCTGAATTCGCTTCTGGAAAAGATAAAGTCAAATTTGGAAAGAATATAGAGGAGTAATATGGCCATTGGATTTGATGCTGGTACATATAATTTAGTTTGTTGTCGTAGGGACGGAAAAAAGAAAGGCTTCACTCACAAGCGTGAAGTCAACGCATTCATTGAAATGCCAATAGAAAACCGATTCGTCTTCAATATGATGAAAAATGCAGGTGTGCCTCTGATCGAAAGAAAAGAAGCTGGAGTGGCATATGCACTTGGAGAGGCTGCTGTAAATATTGCCTACACAATGAATAATGTAGAACTCAAGCGACCTATGAAAGATGGGTGTTTGAACCCAAGAGAAAAATATGCCCAGCAAGTTATGAGCATCATGATGCATAGTTTGCTGGATGATCTCGACCATGAAAAAGAACTTCTATATTACTCTGTACCCGCAAACGCAATCAATCAAGAGACAGACGCCGATTATCACGCCAAGATACTTGAAGCTGTTTTCAATGCATTTGAAGACGAGAATGGGAAAAAAGTAGAAGCTCATCCAATTAATGAAGCTCTAGCTCTTGTGTATGCAGAACTCGAAAGCAAGTCATACACAGGCATAGGAATTTCTTTTGGAGCCGGTATGGTAAATCTTTGCTTCTCTATTTTTGGTGCTCCTGCTTTTGAATTTTCTCTAGTAAACAGTGGTGATTGGATCGATAAGATGGCGGCAAAAGCTACGGGAGAATCTCCCACCTTCATCAATAAGGAAAAGATGAAGTTAGACCTAACCGTTGATTCTGATTCTCTAGTTCAAAGAGCAATTAAGTCTCAATATGAAATCATGATTCAGAAAACCATTACTGGCATCAAAAAGGGTGTAGAAAAAGCTGGAAACAAGGCTCGTGGTGACAACGCAATCGATATTGTTATCGCTGGTGGTACTAGCTCTCCTCCTGGTTTCGAAAAACTCTTTTCCGATGTAATCAAAGAAGCAAATGTCCCAATTGAAATTGGAGAGATTATCCAACCTTCTGATCCACTGTATTCGGTGGCCAGAGGATGTTTAGTAGCAGCGGAAGCTGCCGCTCAGTAAAGTGTGTTATTCTGCAATTTTTGCAAAAGTCACGCTAAATTATTGCGACAAGGAACGTATTGAAATAGAATAAGCTAAAAAGTAGAAAATACTCTAACTTTAAAGCTAAGTAAAGAATATAAAATCCTCTAATAGTGGATTTTTGAAAGGATCGAAGCAGATGGAAAGCATAACAAAAAGAGTTAGTGACTTGGGAGCAGCAGCCTATCTCATGATGCATGGGTACAAGGTTATAGGCCGACAAGGAAAAGCTATATCATTTGAAGTAGAAGAGTCTGGCTCTAGAGGATTCGATGAAAGACAATTAGAATACCTGTCTAGTGAATTTCATCGATTTGATTCATGCATTATGTCATTGAAAAAGATTGGTGATTGGATGCCACCAGATAGAAACTAAACATTTTCTACAATAAGCGATATATACTATGGAATCGGTTATTTGGAGAAAATTATGGCTAGCGCAGAAATGGACAAATTATTTAATGACATGTTCAAGGATGTTGATAATGAAATCAACCAATTCAGGGACAAAATAAACGCTGCGCTCAAGAAAAATGCTGACAGCCTGAATCAGGCAGCTATGCAAGCTATACAGCAAACCATGCAGCAAGCTGGAATGGCAGGACAGCCCGGTATGCAAACCGCACCAGGGCAACCCAGCAGACCACAATCTTTACCTTGGCTCAAGCACGGTTTACGTGGATTCCTTCGCAAAATATGGCATGGCAATCATCCCGACAATCCTAGTTGGCAAGGATATACAGGGGAACACGTATTGACATTAGAGGAAAATAATTTCCTCATGAATCAGCTTAATGAAGCCGCTGACATCATAATTAGCGAAGTAGTTCCAGCCGATGTTATTGGGGCATCATTGTCAGGGCAAATTGGCGATATTGAAAAAATCACAATAGATTTTAGAAATAATTTGAAAACCATCATTAGGACTGCTCTTACACAAGCGGATATTAAAGGACGAAGAGGCTCAGCTACAACAACGCCCTCGCCCTCGCCCACATCCACACCTGCCGCCGCAGTTAGTGCTGGGGATATAGACTCAGCAGCAGCAGAAGAAGATGATGACGATGTTGGCCAATTCGAACCTGCGACTGATGTTGTCCCCGGCGAAGGGGGTGGTGATGATGCAGATGTGCCGGTCTCAACTATCAACAAGGATGTTGTTCAGCAGATAGATTCATCGGAAAACCAAGAAATTGATGCGAAAATTGATGCAATGGGTGAAGAATTAAGGGAATTAGTAGATCAGAAAACTGGCAAGATCAAAGTGAAGTCTCGTGGCTTGGCCAGGGCGGCACTAAAAGGTCTAGGTTTAGAAAATAATGATAAAAATGCTAAAAGGGTATTTGAACGATATGGCTATATCAAGCCAGACGGCCAAGAAGAGGATGGGATACCAGCAAGAACAGGTGGACGAACGAAACATGTTCCCAAAAAACGCAAAAGTGCTGCAACTACAACAACTACTACTGCTACATCGCCAAAGATAACCAAAGATAAAGATAAAGAAAAAGATAAAGTAAAGAAAAAGAAAACCGTTATTCAAGGTTCATCTGAACTACACTCTGTGGAGGGAGATGAGAAATTTATTTCCAACACACTCGACGGCGATCATGACGATAACTACGAGTTAGAAAGTCGTCGTGCATATGAAGACTTTGTTGCTCGAAATATAATTGAAGGTCTACCACCGAAGTATAAGTTAAACTTCTTTAGGGAGACTTTGAGTAAGGGCGCTAGAGGCTCGTATGTTCTTCGCCACAAAGTAAGAAACATGCCTATTGAAGAACGCACGAAATACTTCAAAGAATTATTGAATTCTTAATCACCATGTTCTGTGAATAGATTTCTTACTGTACCACTACCAGATCGCATTGTAATTGAATTGGTAACTGGCCCACGCTCTGTAAATCGCACGCCTTTCAATAACTTACCATTTGTAATCCCCGTGCCAGCAAACATCACTTCTCCTGCTGCCAAATCTTCTATCGAAAGAATGCGGTCATTGGCCGGAGCATAACTTTCTTTATCCACTTCCTGGCACTGTAGAAAACCACCCATGCATTTCATCGCACAAGCCGCTATTACAGCTTCAGGTGCGCCACCAATACTCCAATACATGTCTACGCCCGAATCTGGCACACAAGCAGCGATACAGGCAGTTACGTCACAATCCGATATAAATTTAATGCGACAACCAATCTTTCGCAATTCTTTTACAAGATTCGCAGTACGAGGACGATCTAGCACACAGACAGTGACATGTTGAGGGTCTTTTCCAAGAGCGGCAGCCACCATTCCAACGTTTGCACTAGCTGGATTTCTAAGGTCAATTTGTGATTTTGATGCTACTACAGGACCAACCGCAATCTTATCCATGTAGAAATATTTTGTTTTGTAGAGTGCATCCTTCCCAGCAAGCGTGATAACACTCATTGCTTCATATCCTCCCTTTACGGTAGGAGTGGTCCCTTCAATTGGATCAATTGCAATGGAGTAACTAGGTGAATCAGTATGACAAAACGCCCCCACTTTCTCGCCCTCGTAAAGGCCAAATGATTCATCTTTTATACCTTCCCCAATGGCTATCTCGGCGGAAAAGTTTATCTGATCTAGACGTTTGCGCATGGCGTCAGTGGCCGATTTGTCTGCTTCTTCTTTATTGCCACGGCCTACCCATTCGGCTGCGGAAATAGCTCCCGCTTCTGTTACTCTAACTAAATCAAGATGGTGATTTTTCATTGTCCTCCATATCGTCTTCCAGTTGTTTGGATAGATTACTCATGGCTTCTACATCCACATAGGGGCTATCGGTAGCTGGCTGTTGGTATTTCTGCTCATATTCCTTCTGAATGTCTTCTGCTTCTGTCTTATATCTTTCAATTATCTCAGCATCATGTGGATTATTAGGATCAAGAGTTTCTTCCTCTGAGATGCTGACTACATTTTGAAGAAAAATATAACTATTCAGCCCTGTTGTAGTCTGCTGAAGCATTATTCCATGTTCATCAATAGACTCTACAGCACCCATAAAGTAGACATACAGAGGCTTGGGATAAGTTTCAGGGTTTTCTTGCTTAAAGTCTCGATTGATGGGCAATGTGAATACGGTACAAACCTTTCCCACAAATCTTTGCAAATCAGATATATACTTTACAGCCATAATATAAAATAGTATGACCTAGGAATAAAATGCCATTTAAGAACAAACGACAAATGAGAGCTTGCTTCGCCAAAGATAAAAAAAATTGGGACTGCAAAAAATGGGCACATGACACGCCTGATCTAAAAGACCTGCCAGAAGAGGCCGGTTTTAAACAATGGCTCGATCACGCAGAGTATGCAGATATCAATTTCGAAAGTTGTGGTTGCCCAGTGTGCGAAAAGAAAAAAAAGAAAATCATTCTAATGATAAAAAAATCACCCGTTAGTCATGGCCTGCGAATACACAATCATGGCTTAATGAAAAAACACTGAGACAAAGAATAAAAACCGCAAGTTTGCGGTAGTAATTATGAAGACTTTCAAGCAATATTTAGAAGCAAAAGATGATGAGCGGCTTGATAGCCCAATTCATCGGTATCGGTTAGCGAGACAAGACATTCCCGATAAACATAAAAGTAAGATTCCGGCGTTCGACTATTGGAACCGGAATAAATACTTGCAGCAGGACGCAGAGACCGACCGCCACTTGGCGAGGTTGAGCCTAAAGGGTTCTGAAGATACAGCGGCAAGAGCCTGGAAGGACATGGGCCACATGGCGGATCGGAGCAAGGGACTCCGGGGCGGGAGTGCGATGTTGAAGAAGGCGAAAGAAATGCGGCGGAAGACTCATGATCCCCTCGAATCATCCCCCACTAAGCATCTAAAAATAACGGGTGACAGTCCGAGGAGCAAAGCGTTGTTGAAAGCGTATAAATATATTTATAGCGATCCCGATCTATCGCAATCAGAGAAAGACAAAGCCTTCGACGACATAGAGAAAAATATCAACAACAAATATGGATATCAGAGTGACGATCCGGGGTTTAGGTACGAACGCTAATCAAGATGGTGAATTACAACCCGCATTAAACTTTTCTAATCATCTGGCAAAAAATTCTTAGCGACAACCCCACTCCGAATCTCCCACTCTAGAACGTCTAGAGGTTTCTCCTGATTTTTTATGTAAGCTGCGATGATTCTAGGCCCCAATTTCTGCAACATGGCGTTCCAATCCTTATATTCTCCAGGTGGGCGCACATAGCGAACTGGTGAGATGCCGCCTCTCATCATTGCCGCACCAATTTCGGGCAATGAATTCTTCCCCGCACGATCATTATCAAGGCACAAGACCGGCTGGAGATTTCTAAGAATCTCAACTTGCTTCTCGGATATTTCTTTACCACCAAAGGCTGCTGACCACAAACCGGTCAATTGTAAAGTTAAGGCGTCAAATTCTCCTTCAGCTAAATAAATCTTCACGCCTAATGGTGGCCATGATGGGAAATAAATCACATCCCCTTTACCAACTCCTAGATTTTTCGGTGGTCCTAAGTATTTGGGAATTTTTTTTGATGTACCCAAGTATCTTCCATTGAAGTAAATCAAATCACCATATCGGTCATAGTACGGAATGATAATTCTATTTTTGTAATCAATATCCCCCAATTTGCCACCTGTGCAAACCATTAACCCTTTAGGACTGAGTTTGCGACTAAACATGTAGACTTCCGCCCCTACCCGATAGAAATTGCTAGGTTCGAGATCGGTAAGCAGATAGGTATTTGGCGGCAATCGCAACTCAACAGATTCGACAACCTCTACTGTTGCATCTGCCGTTCCATCAAACATAGCGGCCAATTGAGCTTCTGCATCGACAAGGAAAGTGTCCTCGCCACCCAGAATTTCTAAAGCTTCCTCATACACACAACCATCTTGAAACATAACCAGCGAGATGAGACTGCCACGCTCTTCTGTTTTCCAGCAATGGAATACACCGTTAGGACGATCTTTCTTTCCGCCAGCTACATTGCACCAAAGATGGTGTTTGTAATCCTCACAAAAGGGAGAATTAAGTTTAATTTCATCGCCCTTAACGACTACATCACCATGCCATCGGGATTCTGCCCAACTTAAGAATTTATCATAATCTATAGCCACGTTATCCTCCGTTGATATCGTTTGAGAATTACACTACAATATCTACATCAATTGGTCAATATTGAATGGAATCCAACATGGATATTAGACATATTAGTGTTTCTAGAAAGAGTGTCTGGAACACATGCCAACAACAGTACAAGTACAAATATCATTTGAAAATTGACACTGGAGTAATTGAGCCTTTCTATTTCACGTATGGCTCCATTGTCCACAAAATCGCCGAATTGTACGTAAAGGGTAAGGGAAAAACTCTTCTCGGCAAAGTTGCTCAAGATATTTTAGACGGCAAGATCGCTTTCGACACGGACAAAAATGGGAATGAATTATTTGCACCACCACTACCAAAGGAGTTCAAAAGGAGATTTCCAAAACATCTCGAATCTATACAGTACCTAACTGACCAAATTGGCTTTGACGGTGAAGTCGAGTACGATTTCAATTTTGACTTAGACCCTCCCAATAACAAAATGATTCGAGGATTCATGGATAGGGTTATCAAAAAAACCGGGCCGAATGGTGATGAATACTTTATTATCGACTACAAAACGACTAAAAAAGGCCGCTACCGCAAGACGCTGGGAACTATTGTAAGCGATTTACAACTTCGGGCCTACTCTAGAGTGATACAAATCGAAAAAAACGTCCCGGCAAAAAACATAAAAGCAGCTTTGTATTATTTGGAAGACAAGAAATTGATTGGTTGTAAATTTTCCGAAGAATCTCTAGCCTCTGCGCAAGAAGAGCTTATCTATGCCCACAATCAAATCGAAAACACACCGGAAGATAAAGCCTGGGGCAATGTAGGTGATTGGTGCAAGCGTTGCGACTATCGCACAATTTGCCCATTCTACCGGCTTACCTAATCGATAGTGGTATCTTATTGTATCCTGGAATCGGGATATAGTCTTCAGAAAATTCTCTAGGAAATCTACTCCAATCTCGGATTGGAATTCTTCTGGCTAATCCGAATGGGTCTATTGTCAACAACCAGTTATATCCATTGTTTTTATAAACCTTGTGAATAGAACTTAGAGGGGTAAAATAACCTATTCCGCTTCCATCAAAATCAGATGTACCCCAGCAAGTGCCAATATAGTAACCTTCGTCATCTATCAACCCTCCTCCTGATCTCCCCGGTCTTGGGCTATTATATTTGGTTATCAGATCACTCCCTCGTATGCCTTCTATTTGCACATCATAGTGGGCCACCTCATCACCATCGTCGCAACCCATAGAATGTCTTCTGCTTCCGACAGGTATTTCATGGTTTAATGGAGCGAATGGAAAATATTTTGGAATCCAATCTGGTTTAAATTTAAGTAGACTAATATCATACCCCCTTTTGTTGCTCCAAAACAAAACCTGGGCATTGTATTTTTTTGGACTATTTAACTTCTCTCCATTGTGATACCATACTATAACTTTGCAATTAACGGTACGCCGCTTAGTTTCCTCGGCAGAACGTGTGCCGTTCCATAAATGTCCACAAGATGTTACATAAGCTTCGCCTGTGTTTTCGTCATAGTAAACGATAGTGCCGGAACCACTGGCTCCACTGACGCTAATTTTTACAGAGGCCGCTAAAAAGTGTCTAAATTCTATCCCTCTTTGCTCTTGTGGTGCTCTAGTTTTTGTAAAAACTGTAAGAGGATTGGTGTCCTGCACCAAGGGCATTGGAACAACATTGTCAGATTGCGTGCCCCACATAATAATTGAATCACCAACAGATTGGGAATTTATTAAGTGAAGTCCACAAAATGTCGCTATGGAAACTGCGGTCATGACGAAGAAGGTTTTTACTATTTCCCCCATTACACTCCTTTGAATTAAAATCTATCCATTTTATATAGGGGATATATCGTGCTAACTTTAGCGATAGCTCATAATCTATTTCTTACTCAAGAGGAGAGAAAAACTCTTGCAAGCGGCAAAACCATAGAGTCAATTGGCGTGAGTGTGCCAGTGTGGTTCTACAAGGGTGATACGTCAGAGCCAGCAGTTGAAGTTTTTAGTAAGTATTTACTTACAAATGCAAAACAAGATTATCCCATTTCAACAACTGGCTCTGGTTACAAAATCAATATGCCTCAACTACCAGAGGATTATAAAGAGCCACCAAAACTATCGAATGAAAAATGGAGAAAAATGAATAAAGAGGATATGAGAAAATGGTATGAAGATACCGCAAAACCACCAACGGGAGAAAACTTATTAGACATTAAAGATGGAGGTGCAGAATTCCTAAAGTTCAAACGACACAACAAGGTTAAGAAACAAGGAAAAATGATTGACATCATTCATTTCATAGAAATAAAAACTGTAAAAGAGTTGGAGCTAACATTGGCTTAGGGGCAATCTCGCAAGGAAAGGCCCATTCGCATATTTACAGATTCTCCATCATCTACAGTAAGGGAAGAAGAAAGAGCCACAGTTGCTAATAAGGAACCACTGTCGTCTGACTTATTTGTAAGGAATAATTGTGAAACTGGCCCCCAAGAACCACCTGCGGCGGTAAACTGAAGAATTGGGCCATTAGCTTGGTTAATGCCATCAACCAGTGTTACTGTGAATTGAGCAGTGGAGCTTGCAGAAGATCGAAAATATCCATTAGTGGCTGGCTCGTTCGATACATCGCTCATTGTGTCAGCAGCAGTTGGCAGCGTTCTGTTATCCAGACCAAAATAAAACAAATCCGGTATGATTGTGTTTGGGTTGTTCCCGCCTGCAAAAACTGCATTTAAGACAAATGCTTCTCCCTCAGTGTGGAATACATTCTTGAGATCAAAGTCTTCCCACAGCACCTCCCCTCCTTTAGAAAGGTGTTGTATATGCAAAATTTTGACTAGTCCGTTCCAATTGCTCATGATATTAATATATAGAGTGTGGATGCTTTATCTTTTAGAAAATGGCTGGAACAAACGCTTGGAGAAAGTTTTGGGGGGATACACCCACCAAAACAGAGTGCTATTGATCCAGACCCATCGCCAGGACAGACGAATGCCTTTATGGACTATACTCCTTCAGAGGAGCCGCCTACCCGTACCAAGCGCATGAAGAAAAAGATGAAGAAAAAGATGAAGAAATAATCATCTAGTAAAGATGGCTAAAAATCAATTCTCCCGGAATGTTATCACATTCTAATAAATGACGTTTCCACATCGGCCAATACTTCCAGGTGCGTTGACAGTTATCCATAATGTGATGCATTTGCATTGTATATATGAGCGACCGGTTGCGGTATTTATCAAAACTGCCGTGGGATGAGAAGGACGTTTGGGCCAACTCCGGTTCATAAACTTTAACAAAGGTGTTCCACAGCCAAAACTCACGGGCCGTTATGTGCTTGCTTGAGCAGAGAAAGTTATCGTAATAGCTTTCGTAATCTGTCTTGCTCATGGGAAATCGCCAATTGTTTCTACCAGTGGGGATAGGTTGTTCTTGATATTTAAACAACCGATAATGTGGAACTACTACCTTATTGCTATAGAAAGGATTGTTTACTATAAATTCTTCCATCGGCGGCAAAGCACTATTTTTATCACATTGGGATAACTGCCAATGTTTCGCAACATAGTTGCCGTTTGAGCCATTTAATGTAATAACCAACTTGCTTTTGTTCATTCTGGAAATTAGAAAAAAAGAACAAGGCAATTCAAGTAATTTCTCTCCTAATTTTGATCGAACAAGATATTCAATTCCTAAATTCATTCTTCATCTTCTTCATCGTTATCGTCTTCGTCGTCTTCTTCTTCGTCATCATCTTCGTCATCATCTTCTTCATCATCTTCTTCCCAATCATCTTCTTCTTCCCAACCATCCTGATCTTCAACTTCCTCATCTTCTTCACGATCATTGTCATCTTCGTTTTCATCTTCTGGCTCGTACCAGCCATCATCATCGTCATCTACCCAAATTTGATAGAGGTATGAGTCCTTATAACTGTAATCGCTTTTAGCCGCCATTTGCAATGCTCCAGATTTATGTCTAATTTCAATAGATATAGTAGGAGGCAACATGAAAAAAATAATTACCATATTTGCTCTATTTATTTCTAGTTTTGGATTAGTAGGGTGTGCAGGCCCAGAACTATTTATCGCTCCAATAATTAACGGCATAATTATGTGGAAAGAGGGCGAGGCGCACAAATACTATGAATATAATTCTGATATAATTTATCGAGCAGCCAAGCACGCTCTAGACGATATGGATTTAGACATTTCTCGCAATGATCCTATAACGGCTAACCGTGAATATTATATGATTGCAGGCAAGAATGACAGATTCAAAATAAACATTATCCCCCATGAATTAAACATTTGTAGACTAAGTGTAAGAATAAACTTCATGGGAGACAAGCCTTATGCTGAATTATTCTACAAAAAAATAGATGAATTGTTATCAAATATAGAGTTTGACCAAGATGGTAGGCCAGTACACCAATAACTATAGAAAATATAATCCCAAATATCATGTAAAAAAAGCCCGCCTTTCGGCGGGCTTTCTTTTTCTATCTAGTTACATGACAAGCCAAATAAACGGGTTCTCCCCAATCAAAGGCCCAGCTTAATGCGGTTTTTGTGATTTCTTCATCATCATCAAACTGCATAGAAAACTCTTCATTACTTGGTATGATTCTCCATTGCCCATCCCCCTCAACAGCTATTCTTTCAACTTGGGTTAGGGGTGGGAGATACCCATAAAAATCGGCAGTTATTGATCTAGCTTGTCGTCTATGTGTAGCAATTACATAATCAACACCATTAGTCCATACATCTAAAAGCCAAATATTACTCATTGTATAAATGTCCTTTTGAGTTTACCGTCAATTATCTCCCACATAGTATTTGGAGAATTGCTGACCGCATTGTTTTCATGAATCAAATTAGCACAAATGATAGCGTCATCTAAAGCCTCTTCTTCATTTGAGATGACTTCTTCGATTAGAATCCCAGATTCGTTAAATTCATAGTAATTGTCCGCAGGTACTTCCATCTCGACATTAAACAAAGGATTTGCCTGTTCAGACAAACCAGAGGTTAGATGTTCGGACAATTTAATTTTCTTGGACACGGACTTCTTGACTACAAATCCAGATTGGTGTCTAACCACTTCGTCATCAATCTGTAGTTGCATTCTGATATCATTCCAACTTGTGCTGGACAACATCATGATTTCTCTCTTAATTATATTCCTATCAGTAAAAACTCTTCTAAGTATCCTCCCATAAGGAGAACCTTTAGATTTATCAACAGCCATCATCGACTTAGCTGCGGCCTCAAAGTATCGAGGTGTACGAGGGGTTTGAGGTATTGCTCTAATCAAGTAAAAGCCAGCTATATTTTTTGCCTTCGTAAGAGCATCCAATTTGCAATCACCTTGTTTTACCATCTGGTTGTATATATCAACCATAATCTCATACCAAGCTCCCAGGAATATGCGCCCAAAGCTATGGCACTCCGCTGCTAGTTCGTTGGCCGGTGCTTCTTTGGGAAGGTTCTTTGGATTGATATACTTGAAGTTATTGTTTGCTTCTCGCAAGGCACCATAAGTATATCCACTCTTGCCTGCGGTGAGGTGATAGACAGCATTTCCCATTTCCTCGGCGAGACGATTAATGACATTTGATTTCATCATATCCCCATTAGTTTCATCCAATGCGTGTTGCATTACTTCTTTTGACTCCATCAAAGTCAACATGGCAGTTATGTCAGCAAACGCTTCGTGGAATGACCAAATCTCTAGTGCGGCAACACTCCAAAAGTCTGGTCGCATTGCGTCTAAAATAGCATGGCCAGCTTCATGGGCAATTACGTCAGCCGAATCTACAGCATAAACCATCTTTTTTGTTTTGGGATCAGGCGAAAAAAAGAAAACCAATTTTTTCCTATTGTAATAGGCATTAAAATCTTTTCCGGCCCTTGGCACAATAATTAGATTATTTGTAACGGCCCATTTTTTAAGTGGCCCCCTAAATTGAGCAACATGTTTTTGAGTCATTTCAATGGTGCGACATAAAGTCTGCATACTAGAAGCAGCTTGATGTTTTGGAGTACCATTCTTTACCGCTCCACCAGCATACCCTTTTACACTAAAATTCATATGCTTAGGTGGCGACGAAATTACAACATTCGATTTCAAATTTGGGGTTGTGGGATCGTTAAGCAAATATTCCATTTTTGCAGGAGCACTTAACGCTTCTGCATACAAATCTGGATCACCCATATTTGAGAAAACATTATCAAAGAATTTTTTTAGCAAGTTGAACATAAGGCTTCCTTAGAATATATACTTTTAGTATATATCAGAGGTATCATGCATAAAAGAAAATTCATCAAAAGGGAACATATAAAACAAGGCCGAGAAGAAATTCGAGAAGGAATAGAATATGTTGTCGGCGAGGAAGAATACTCAGCCTGGAAAAAGTTTGCATTCAAAGGCCGCATGGTAGAGATGGCAATTGCCTTTATGCTAGGAGCGGCTTTCAAAAACGTGGTGGGATCAATTTCAGAAAATCTCATCATGCCTGTTATGACTTTCATTCTTAATAAAACAGGTACAAACTGGCGTGAACTTACTGTGACGCCAATTGAAGGAATCGCATTAGAGATAGGGCAATTTTTAGGAGCTTTTGTAGACTTTATTTTAATCTCGATTATACTTTATATCCTATACAGGAAAATTTTAGCACCCATATTAGAAGATGATAAGAAAATCAAATGTATTGAAACGGTTCAATGCCCGAATTGCTGTAAGCAAATTTACTATAAGTGTAAAAGATGTCCTAACTGTACTTCTTGGCTAAATGATGAATAAAAAGGATGTTGGATGATTTACTCCTTCAAAAAATGGCTCAATAATAAGGATGTTTTAACAGAAGCGTTCGATACCGTTTCGGATTTTATGCTAAACCCAGAACATCGTGACAAAACTTGGGATCAATTAATGGGAGAATTTGAGGCAAGCGGCGGCAAATACGTTGGTAGCGGAAAATACGCCTCTGTTTTTGACCATCCTAGTTGGCCATATGTGCTCAAATTATTTTCACAAGATGACCAATACATTCCCTTCGTCAGATTTGCTTATAGAAATCCTCATCCCTCTTTTCCAAAATTCTTTGGACCTCCTCAACGAATTGTGCCATTTTACAAACGAACTGCCGCTAACGCTAAACAATATTTGGTTCGCATAGAAAAATTGAAACCATTATCTAAAGAGATTGGAGAATGGCTTGGAAAATTCATTCGTGATGGCGCTCATTATATTAAAGGGAAGAAAGAAGGAGTGAACTTTGTAGACCGGCGCAGAAATACAGTCTGGGATTGGTCCGACACGAAAAGTGCTTCGACAAAGTATCGTATTAGACAAGGAGAGCCTGAGTATGTAGAACGCAATATGTACCAACATGTAGAAGACATGTTAGATCGTTTCCCCAAGTTGCATGAAACTTTTGAAGGTTGGAATATTATCATAAATAGCGGTCTAAAAGGAGCACTGGACGAACACGCTACCAATTTCATGCAAAGGTCTAATGGAGATATTGTTATTACTGATCCATTGTGGGCAGGAAGTAATCCATATGCAGATCATCAAGCTATGATGGATTTAGAAACAGATCGCTGGGGTGATGAGGAGCCACCTGAGCCGACGCTTATGGGTGGAGAACTACCAAAGAAGAAACGAAAAATAAAACTACCGAGCATCGCTGACGAATTGCGTGCGACCTACGGCAGTGTCCCCGACTTTGACGAAGTACCTTTTTAATATGAACGAAAAAGAAAAACGCATACAAGAGCAACGGACGATAGAAGCCACCAAGAAAAACTTGATGGGGCTGACAGGCAAGATCGGAACTATCGTTAGAAATCTTGGACAACCAATGATTGCCCAATGCGAAGGTGGCACCTTTCTAGACACCAGTTACCTAGATGATCCTTGGGCACTACCAGAAGAAAACACGTTTGGCGAGCTAGATGCAGGAACTCCTGAACAGATTCAAAACCAAATTCCTTACATGGAGGTTAATCCAACAGGCACAGTCGAGCCATTAGATGGAGCCTTTCGTAGTGAAAGAGATTATGAAATGCCCCATACAGATGTGAATCAAGTTGGTTGGCATTTTGAAGGATTGAGTAATGGATTGCACATGGAAATTATGTATAACGACTATTCAAAACAACTAACCTTGACATGGAAAGGATATCTCATGTATAAAGAAATTGCTAGCGAGCTTGCCACATACGTGCCACATCAAGATTGGGAAGATAAAGTAGACTACATTTTCGAGCAAGCTCTAAATAAAGAAAAAGCAACTCGTAAGGAAGAAAGAAAAGAAGATATTCAGGAAGCCAAAGCCATCAAACAATCTTGGTTAAATAGGATGAGACAAAAATGGGGAATATAGTCACGGATCAGGAAGACATAGACAAGATGTGTGAGGAACTCGCTGATATCTGGAAGCATATGTGGCCTCTAGAAGAGGAGAACACAGATGGATGAACTATTGAAAGAACTCATGAGCAAAGGATTTATGCTCTGGGAAGTTCCATTCGATAAAATGGAAATAGAAGGAAGTTATTGGACGCTGGTGAAGGAGTCAACCCCAATGGATTCATCAAACTCTATACCAGATGCACCAGCACCATTTACTAACAAAAGAAGCTTTGCAACCTACGATGAAGCATTAAATGTGGCAAAGAAAATGATTGGCTATGGAGAGCCAACCGATGTGCCTCCTCCACCGAACAAACGAATGCAATGGCGTGTGTCCGCTAAGTATGATCGTGGGCTAGGATCGGAGTATCAGAACATCACAATGACCGCCACAAGTCATAAGATTGCGCTCTCAGAAGGTAAAAAGAATATAGAAGCGGTACTTTCTAAACATGGCGTTGAGCCAGATGCAATTGGTGAGGTTACGGCAAGACCCGTTCATTCCGAAGACTCTTAAACTCAAAAAGCCCGCTATCTCGTGAGAGTTAACGGGCTGAATTGATTTGATTTGATGTCTATATTCTTACATCATAAAAACGATATAAGCAAGAGCCGTAATCTGTGCTACGATAATCCCCCACAATAGCAGGTTAGTAGAGTTAATTTTTTTAGGCTCAACACGGTCAGCTACTATAGTTTGCATTGCAGATACTTTCCCACAACTATCATGGGGCTGCATTGCTTTAACTGCGGATAAGATAGCTTCCTGAAGTTCTTCTCTAGTAACCGGGCTGTCGCCACCTGCGCTCTGCTCATCAATAGCGTCATCAATAGCGTCATTCCCATCAT